TGAATTTTCTTAGAGATCTTCTAAGGAATATAGTTCCGGTTATTCAGCCAGCATACAAGGCACTAACAACAGACGCAAGACAAAGAGAATCCTATAAAGCGCACGTTTTAGCAGCCGTTGAAGATATTATCGATACAGAGTCTGCTAATCCAGGTGAAGGTTCCGGCAATGCCGAGCCAGAAGAAGAATTGGATGAAGAAATCAATATTGATTTTGGTGATGAAGAGCCAGAACAAGAAGATCCAGAAGGCTTCATTGAGATTGAACCAAAAGAAGAACCAAAAGAACCAGAAGCCACACCAGAGGAACAATTCTCTCAAAATCTTGGTTTAGGCGATAAAGGTTTGGATACTACTGGTCGTCAGCAAGCAATGGAAACAATGAATTCAATTACAAAACAAGTTTCCGAAATGTTCCGCAAGATCGATCCCGATAGTCGTGTCTCAACCGAGAAGGTTCCAGAACTTTCCAAGGCTTATCCTGAACTTGTGAAAGATAATGGTGTTTCAGAGCGTTCAGTATTCAAAATTTATTTGTTGAAAAATCTAATGCTTTACTTTGAACGTTTTGAGTCAGAACTTAGCGACCCCACAAAGGCACCCGAAGTTAAAATCTGATGCGCTGGAAAAGAGAACGAGACTACAAAGGCAAATATAAAAATTATTCTGTCTCCAAGAAACTTCGCAAAGAAGGAAAGTCAAACGACGAGTTTGAAATTATGCTTTCCAATTTGCCTCTTGAAGACATTATTGCCTTGAAGTTGGAAATTTCAGCAAGACCAGTAAATAATAGACTTTATGGAGTGCCTATCTGGACCTCTTTGATGGACATTGTTCGGGAAGCAGCATTCAAGTTTGCTTATTCAGCAACAAGAACCCAAGGAGAGGCTATGAATTTTCTTGGTTTGACTGAAATAAAGTTTTATGAACTAAAAAAGAAATTCAACACAGAAAGATTTTTCGAAAAATAATAAAAACCTCTTGTCGTTCAGAAAACCTGTGAGTAAAATACAGGAGAACACAGGAGGTTTTATTATGTTCACCACAGCAGTCCAAACACCAACACGAAATCCATTTGTTGGAACAACCAGTTTTGATAGTCTGTTAGATAATTTGTTCTACGATAGAAGGTCAGAGATGCGACTTTACACAAGCCAAAGAAAGAACGATGACGGTTCTTACACCATCACCATTAGCACCCCAGGAGTTAGTCGTGATGAGCTTGATGTTTCAGTAGATAAGTCTTTACTCACAGTTGTTTACAACCGTGCCGAAGATTCCAATTCACTAACCGAATCATTTAAGCGTTCGTGGAGACTTGGCCCAGAGTTAGACGGAGACAGAGTTTCAGCGACCTACACAAATGGAATTCTTACTTTGTCTGTTCCTCGCCGCGAAACTCTACAAACTCAAACTCGTCGTGTAGAAATTAACTGATTTTATTTGCGGTTTCTAAACCGTGTGTTATAATGGTTGTATGAGAGGAAATGATGTCCGAAAAAACAATAATGGTGTCTGGTGGTTTTGATCCATTACACATTGGACACCTAAGAATGATCAAAGAAGCCGCTCAACACGGCAAGGTCATTGTAGTTGTTAATTCTGATGCCTGGTTGCTTCGCAAAAAAGGTTTTATCTTTATGCCCTTTGAAGAGCGTAAAGAAATAATCGAAGGCTATACCGAAGTTGATAGAGTCGAAGCTGTTGACGATTCGGATGGTACTGTTTGCGAAGCACTATGGCGTCTAAAACCAACTTATTTTGCTAATGGCGGCGACCGCACTAGCAATAACACTCCTGAAATGAGGGTGTGCGAACAGTTGGGTATTGAAATGCTTTGGGGTGTTGGTGGTGGTAAAATCCAAAGCAGTTCTGAAATGGTCGCAAATGCCACCACCAAGAGGAATAAACAATGATAAACTCTGGATTCCCTACCAGAACTCCAATGGTCAAGAGCGGAACGACTTGTTTTCCAACCGAACTTGGTCATTACAACATGTGGTATGCCGTTAAAAACGAAAAATGCCTTATCACCAGCGATGCTGTTGTAGAAACCCTTTCTTGGTTTGAGCCTACAAATAGAGATTTGACCGCGATTCGGATCAAAACTATTTATATTGACGGTTGCGAAACCGCAATCAATAAAGGCAAAGAAACCACAATTGTCTGGGTTGATTCAAAGCAAATTCAAAAGTGGTAAGGGATAATAAATGGCAAAGAAAACTTACGTCCTAGACACCTCAGTTTGTCTATCTGACTCCGAATGCATCTACAACTATGGTAATAGCGATATTATCATTCCTTTAAAGGTTCTTGAAGAGATCGACAAACACAAGAAGCGCCAAGACAGCGTTGGAATCAACGCAAGAATGGTAATCCGTAATCTCGATTCGCTCCGCGAAAAAGGCTCTCTCCGTGAGGGTGTGCGTCTTGGAAAAGGCAAAGGCATTCTAAAAACATCGGGCTATTCGTCTGCTGACGTTGAATTGCCAAAGGACTTGGACCATTCAGTTCCAGACCACATTATCATTGCTTCTGCGGTCGCTGCCGCAACCGAAGGTAAAAAGGTTACTCTTGTCTCCAGAGACATCAACATGCGCGTCATTTGTGATGCGCTTGGAATTGACTCTGAAGATTACGCAGAGAATCAAATTATCAAAGATGAAGGCGACCTCTACATGGGCTTTGCCGACATTCTTGTAGACGATCAGTTAATCGACCAGTTTTACGCTGGCGACAAGATCTATCTGGAAGAAGAACAAGAAGCGGGTCTTTACCCTAACCAATATCTAATGCTTATCTCTTCGTCTAACGACAAGAAGACAGCAATAGGACGCTTCGTCGGTAAGGACTTTCCTCTAAAGAAAGTTGTTGAGCCAAAGGGTACTATTTCAGGCATCAAGCCAAAGAATAAAGAACAACTTTTCGCCTTTGACCTCCTAATGGACCCATCTATCAAAGTTGTGTCCTTGGTAGGCAAGGCAGGGTCAGGGAAGACCCTAATAGCCATTGCTGCGGGACTTCAACAAGTCATTACGTCAATGTCCGTCACCGACCTTGCGGCTTCTAAGAGGCCAGTAACGCTGAATAACGGCATTTACAAAAAGCTTGTTGTTTCCCGTCCAGTAATGCCTATGGGCAAAGACATCGGATTTTTACCAGGCACCATGCAAGAGAAAATGGCTCCTTGGTTAGCACCAGTTCAAGACAACTTGAAATTCCTAACCGGCGATGACCAGACAACTCTTGACCAATACATGGCAAATGGACTTATTGAGATGGAAGCACTAACTTACATTCGTGGTCGCTCTATCTCCAACGCTTTCATCATTATTGATGAAGCCCAGAACTTGACGAGCCATGAGATAAAGACTATACTTACAAGAGTAGGCGAAAACACTAAAATTGTTCTTACAGGTGACGTTGAGCAGATCGACAACATTTACATCAATGAAATGTCCTCTGGTCTAACCCACGCAGTAGAAAAATTGAAGGAGTTTCCTATTTCTGGTCACATCACTCTCCGTAAAGGCGAGCGTTCAGATGTAGCCACAATAGCTTCAAAAGTTCTATAAGGAAAAGAAAATGTCTGAAAACGAAAACCCGCTCCTGTCCGCACCTGTCGGACGGGACACCCCACTAAAGACTATGGTTGTTGATTATGTCGGCAACAAAGTCAATCCAGAATCCGGCCAAGTAACCGTTGAAATGATAATTGAGGTTCTTGCCGAAGAGTTCCCCGAGTTTGTTCTTGCTCTCGCGGAGGAAAACTGGATTCGTGGTTATCGTCAAGCCCTGGACGATGTTGAGAAAACAGTAGCAGAGCAAGAAAGCCAGCAATCCGAAGTGTCTTCATCTGAAACTTCGGAGGGCGCGTGAAAGGCCACATTTCATTCTCTGAGTTTAAGCTTTGGTCTGAATGTGCCTTTCACCACAAACTAAAATACATCGATGGTTTAGAGGGATTCACCGGATCCCTCTTCACTATTTTTGGAACGGCTATTCACAGCGTTTGCGAGAATGCCGTAAAGACACCAGAAAACTTTGAACCAGAACAACACTTTCTACAAGTGTTTCAAGAAGGAAAAGAGAAACTTCTTTCCGAAGGGATCGATGTAAAACAAGCTGACTATGAAATGATGATTCCGCAAGCGAAGTCTATTATTTCATCCTATCTTCCAGTTCTTGAAAAAACATTTCCAGGCTATGAGGTTGTCGTAACCGAAGAAGACCTTATGGAAGACATAGAAGGAACTTCTCTAAAGTTCAAAGGCTTTATTGACTTTATCATCAAGACACCAGACGGTAAGTTTCACATTATTGACTGGAAAACTTGTTCTTGGGGTTGGGACGCAGAAAAGAAGTCCGATAAGATTATTTCTTACCAACTAACTTTCTATAAGCATTTCTGGGCCAAAAAGCATAACATCGATCCTAAAAACATCGAAACTTATTTTGGTTTATTGAAGAGAACCGCCAAGAAAGACAACGTTGAGATTTTTAGAGTTTCAAGCGGTCAAAAAAAGATAAATAATGCCTTGACAGCATTGAACCAAGCGATTATAAACATAGAAAGAAATAAGTTCTTTAAGAACCGAACTTCTTGTAAGTTCTGTCCGTTCTACAAGACCGAACATTGTAAATAATCGAGGATTGAATGACCGCAAAGAAAAAGGTGTTTGTCATTTCCGACCATCCTTACGCTCCTTCTGGAGTCGGAACACAAACAAAGTATATTATTGAAGCCCTACTTGAATCAGGTAAATATTCTGTTGTCTGCTTCGGTGGGGCTGTAAAGCATGAGAACTATCAACCACAGAAGACCGAGCAATGGGGCGATGACCTTATTATCTACCCCGTAGATGGTTATGGAACACAAGAAACAGTTCGTTCTCTTCTTTGGACCCAGAAGCCAGACGTAATGTGGTTTATGACTGATCCACGTTTCTACACTTGGCTTTGGGATATGGAAAATGAAATCCGTGCGCTTGTTCCAATGGTTTATTACCACGTTTGGGACAACCTACCTCTTCCAAAGTTCAATCGGAATTACTACCTATCTAATGACTTGATTGTTACTATCTCAAAAGTAACCGATCACATTGTAAAAGAAGTAGCACCGGAAGTGGAATCCGTTTATCTTCCTCACGCCGTAGACACAAGCATCTTCAAGAAGTTAGACGATGAAATTATCAACCAACTTCGGACCCAACATTTCGGCCCAGACCATAAGGAAAAGACAATCTTTTTCTGGAATAATAGAAACGCTCGTCGTAAGATGTCTGGTTCTGTTATTTGGTGGTTCAAAGAATTCGCTGATAAGGTTGGAAGAGAGTATGTAAAACTTATCATGCACACCGACTCCAAAGACCCGAACGGTCAAGACCTGGACGCTATTATCCAAGAACTCGGTTTGGCTGACGGAACTGTTCTTCTTTCCAGAAACAAGATTCCTCCACAAGACCTCGCGGCTATGTATAACCTCGTTGACTGCACCATAAACATTTCTGACGCAGAAGGCTTTGGTCTTGCTACACTTGAATCGCTTGCCTGCGAAACTCCCATTATCGTCAACATGACTGGTGGGCTACAAGAGCAAGTAAGGGATGAAGATGGAAACTGGTTTGGTCTTGGAATTGAACCCGCATCACAAGCCGTTATTGGCTCCCAGGAGGTTCCTTTCATTTACGAGGATAGAGTTTCAAAGGATGACTTCCTCCACGCTCTATTCACCTTCTACGCCATGACAGATGCTTCAAGGGCAGAACTTGGTAGAGAAGGAAGACAACACGTTCTAAAGAACTACAACTTTGAAACTTATCGTAAGCGATGGTTGGAAATTTTTGAACAAACAATGGAGAAACACGGTTCTTGGGACACAAGACAAAACTACCAAGCTTGGGAAATGAGAGAAATAGTATGAAAAAGAAGATTTTAGTTCGCGGCCCTGCTTTATCACAAAGCGGTTATGGAGAACACGCAAGAATGATCTTGCGTGCCCTAAAAGAAAGAGAAGACCTATTTGATGTCTTTATTGTCCCTACAGGTTGGGGACACACCGGTTGGCTAACAACCAACGATGAATTCCGTGCTTGGATCGATCAACGAATCCTTATTACCCAAGCTGCTATTCAACAAAGAGTACAGTTTGACATTTCTATCCAAGTTTCAATTCCAAACGAATTTGAAAGACTTGCTCCTGTAAACATCGGCGTAACTGCTGGTGTTGAGACAACAAAGGTTTCCCCCGCTTGGCTCCAGAAGTGTAATGAAATGGACAAGGTTATTGTTCCATCTACATTCGCAAAGTGGGGTTTTGAGAACACAGTTTACCAAGGACAAGATCAGTTTGGAAACCCAGCAACCCTGAAATTACAAACACCAATAGAAGTTATTCCTTATCCTGTTCGTGATGATGTGGAGGTCATTCCAGAGTTCACAGATAAGATCGACCTTTCACACGACGACTTTGCTTACCTTATGGTAGGTCAATGGGGTCCAAGAAAGAATATGGACAACGCTATTCGTTGGTGGTTGGAAGAAAACTGGGATCAACACGTTGTTCTTGTCGTCAAGACAAGCCACCGTCGCAACAACATTATGGACCGTGACTTTACCGAGAACCGTTTAAAGACCATTTTACGTTCAGTCAGACTGGACCCAAAGGACCGCAAATGTTCTGTAAAGCTCCTGCACGGCGATCTGAGCGAGGCAGAGATGAAGACCCTCTACCACCATCCCGCTATTAAGTGTATGGTCACAGCAACCCACGGAGAGGGTTTTGGATTGCCTCTATTTGAGTTCGCACAAACAGGCAAGCTTGTCGTAGCTCCTGGGTGGTCCGCTCACTTGGACTTCCTAACTTATCCAAACGAGAAGGGAGAACAAGTCAACGGCTTCCTTGAAGTTGACTACACCGTTGCTTCTATCCAAAAGGAAGCAGTTTGGGATGGAGTTCTACAAACAGATTCTTCCTGGTGTTATCCAGACGAAGCTTCATTCAAGCAACGTGTAAGACAAGCCAGAACGAAATTCAAGAAGTGGGAGCCGAAGGCTAAGGCGGTTGCTGAGAAAATTAGGAGCAGATTTGAATATAATGTTATAAATGAAGATGTCTTAAACTCAGTATTTGGAAAACCAAAGAGAGGAAAAACAGAAATTGATGGAATTAGTTTCTGTATTCCAACCAATGGCAAAAGACCTGAAAAGACCGAATTAACAATAAAGTCTATCAAGGCACAAATAGGAGTTCCTGTTGAAATTATTCTTTGTGGTGATGTAGATAATTTTAGACACATTGATGATGTTATACTAGTTGATAGGAAAGAAGAAGCGCACTCTAGAAAGGTTGCCTTATTAAGAAACAAGGCTGCTGAAGTATCAAGATATAATACTATCGCTTGGTGCGACGATGATATTATTATAGAAAAAGATTGGTCTGAAACACTTCTTTCTTATTCAAATGAAAATAAGTGGGAAGTTCTTGCAACAAAAATTTTAAATCCTGACGGCACCAGGCATTGGGATAGGGGTATTCTTAATCCAAGAGTGTTGGTATCATATGAGCATCCATCTTTCTCAAAAAATCTTGTTCAAACTTCAGGGTTTTTCTTGGTAAGAAAAGAAGTCTATAACAAGACCAAATGGAATGAAGAGAGGTTAGTTTTTTCGGATAGAGATGGTACCGGAGTTCCTGAAGACGTTCAATACTCTTTGGATTTGAACAATAATGGATATCAAGTATTTATAAATAAAAATCTTATTGTTTGGCACAATGATGATAGATACACCGAATTTAATAATCAAACTCTTATGAAAGAAGAAATAACAAAAAGAACTGGTATTTCATTTTTTCCAACAGCTAATATCAAATATGAAAAATTGTTGGAGTCATTAGAATGAAAATAGTTATACCATTTTATAATGTAGAAAACTGGATTAAAACATGTATTGATTCATTAAAATCACAAAACTTTAAAGATTTTAAGTGTATATTAATAGATGATATATCTAGCGACTCTAGTTTTGAGATAGCGAAACAAAGTATATCCGATGATCCTAGATTCACCTTGATCAAAAACGAAGAAAAGAAGTTCGCTCTAAGGAATATCTATGAAGGAATCCAGTTTTTAAATCCAGAACCTGACGATATTATAATAACAATTGACGGAGATGATTGGCTAGCAAGTCCAGATAGCCTTGAAATAGTCAACAGATATTATCTGCAATCCCCAGAAACACTCATTACATATGGGACTTACATTGAGTTTCCTAGCGGAATACGACCGTTTAATGTTACATCTTATTCTAGCGAAATAATAAAATCTCGTAGATTTAGAGAAGATACTTGGAGGGCTTCGCACTTAAGAACATTTAAGTATAAACTTTGGAAAAGTATTAATATAGAAGATTTAAAAGATTCCTCTGGTAATTTTTATAGAATGGCTTGGGATTTGGCTTTTATGTTTCCAATGTTAGAAATGGCTGGAGATAAAGTAAAGTTCATACAAGAAATCTTATATTGCTATAATGTTAGTAATCCAATAAATGATCACAAAGTTGATCATTCATTACAGTTAAGTTTGGAGAAAGAGATAAGAAATAAAAAACGGTACGACGAGGTAAATTTTTAGATGATATCAGCAATGTTGCAAGGAGGTCTTGGTAATCAGATGTTCCAAATAGCAGCGGCAGCTAGCCTTGCAAAAGATTTAAATACTGTATCCGTTTTTAGTGATAATAATCTTTCAAACTTACAACCTACTAGAGCAAGCACATATAAAAATAACATATTTTCTAGAATAAATTTGATAGAAAATAATGAAGCATTTAAAAATTTATCTTTCTATAATGAAATGAATTTTTCATATTCTGAGATACCAAAAAAAGACAATCTTATTCTAAATGGATATTTTCAGTCGGAAAAATATTTTATACATAATTCCGAATACATAAGAAACATTTACTCAGAAACAGAAGAAATAACAAAATATATAGATGAAAAATATTGGCATATAAATTTCAGTAATGCAGTTTCTTTACATGTGAGAAGAGGGGACTATATTAAATTTCCGAACATACATCCAGTTTGTCAAATAGAATATTACAATAATTCCATTAATGAACTAGACCATTGCGAAAAAATTTTAATTTTTAGTGATGATATTCAATGGTGTAAAAATAATATAAAATATAAAAATTGCTATTTTATAGAACAAGAACCCGATTATATAGATCTTTATTTAATTTCTAGATGCAGAGATAATATAATAGCTAACAGTAGTTTTAGTTGGTGGGGAGCCTGGTTAAATAAAAATAGCAATAAAAAAGTCATACTTCCATTAAAATGGTTTGGTCCTAGTGGCCCGAAAGACACGCATGACATCAGCCCAGTAGGATGGATTAGAAAATGAGAACAATTAATGTAAATCTGCTGGATACTAATTTTTCTCACATAGAATATTCAGTACCAAATAAGAAATTTGAAGCGATAAAATATCGAAGAAACAATTTTAATAACTCAGATGTTTTTATTTTTACTGACAATTTTATAAAAGAAAATTTAATAAAAACAATTATTGCAAAAAAAATTGCTATGCCTCTTGAATGTAGACAAATGATACCTGGTGTATATGAATATTTAGAGAAAAATTATCATATTTTTGATTATATTTTTACTCACGATATAAATTTACTTAGTAAGATACCAAATGGAAAATATTTACCTTTTGGTGGATGCTGGATAAGAGAGCCAAAAATTATTAAAAATAAAAACAAAAAAATATCTATGTTTGTTTCTGAAAAACATTTTCTTGAAGGGCATAAATTTAGACACACAATTCTACAAAAGTTTAATAATTTTGGAATAGATTTTTATGGTAGATCTATAAAACCTGTACAGTTTAAAGAAGAAGGTTTAAATGACTATATGTTTTCAATAGTAGTAGAAAATGCTAAAATAGATGGATATTTCACAGAAAAATTAATAGATTGTTTATCGGTTGGGACCATTCCAATTTATTGGGGTTGTTCTAATATAAAAGATTATTTTGATGATAGAGGTATATTTTCATTTGATTCACTAGAAGAGTTAGAAGAACTCTTAAGTAGAATAGATGAAAAGTTTTATGAGAATAAATTAGAGTATATTCAAAATAATTTTGATATTAGTTTGAAATATGATATGCTAGAAAAACACTTATATTCTTTATTAATAAATGTTTAACAAGGTAAAATTTATATGACTACGTTAATAACTGGTGGGAATGGCATGGTCGGCAAATTCCTTCAAGAAACGGGTTTAGATGGTATCTATATCTCTTCCAAAGATTGCGATTTGACAGATCAAAAACAAGTTGATAGACTGTTTAAAGAGTTAAGACCAAAGAAAGTGGTTCATCTAGCCGCCAGAGTAGGAGGAATAATTGAAAATCTACAATATCCGTTAGAATTCTTAGAAGAAAATATATTGATGAATACTTTTGTATTACAAAATTGTAACAAGTATGAAGTAACTAATTGTTTATCACTATTAAGTACCTGTATATATCCTGATATTTCTAAAATATACCCTTTGACAGAAGAACATATATTCGATGGACCACCAGCAAAATCTAATTTTTCGTATGCCTATTCCAAGAGAACTTTAGCGGTTCAAATTGAGTCCATCAATAAACAATATAGAAGAAATTATAATTATTTAATACCTTGTAATTTATATGGAGAATATGATAGATTTGATGAAAGTTCTCATTATGTGTCTTCTTTAATTAGAAAAATTCATGAAGCTAGTAAAGCAAATTCAGATTCAATTCAAATATATGGAGATGGTACACCTCTAAGACAGTTTATGCACGCCAAAGATCTAGCAAATATAATAAAAATATTTTTAGATCATAATATAACAGAGAGTTGCAATGTCTGCAATCAGGAGTTATATAGTATTAAAGAAATAGCAGAGATTTCTCTTAATGCTACGAATAACCAACATATTGGTATAAGATATGATAGCTTGAAGCCAAATGGACAATTTCGTAAAGATGTAACAAATAAGAAACTATTAAATATAATAGGAAATTACGATTTTATAAATTTAGCCGATGGTGTAAAAAAGGTGTATGAATATTATGATAAAATTAGTAAATGATACGATTAACAAAGAAGACATAGAGGCTTTATGTGAATGGTTAAAACAAGAGGAAACCCCTCAATTAACAAAAGGTCTTTTGACCACAAAACTACAAGAACAATGGGCTAAAAAAATAGGAACAAAATATTCTGTTTTTGTAAATTCCGGTTCTTCTGCTATATTGCTAACATTGAGTGCCTTACAGCAGATGGGAAGACTAAGAAATAATAAGATTGTTGTTCCGGGATTAAGTTGGCATACTGATGTTTCTTCACCCCAAATTTTGGGAATGGAAGTGATTTTATGTGATTGTAATTTAACAGACCTATCTTGTGATATTACACATCTAGAAGAAATATTTATAAAAGAAAAACCTTCTTCTCTTATCTTAGTTTCTGTGTTGGGGTTAGTACCAGATATGGATAAAATTTTAAATCTATGTAATAAATACGAGGTTTTGTTATTAGAAGATAATTGTGAAAGTGCTGGTAGCAAATATAAAAATATAAATTTAGGTAATTTTGGACTTGCCTCTTTTTATTCTTTTTATTACGGACACCATTTAAGTACAATTGAAGGTGGTTTTATAAATACTAACGACTATGAACTATATCAAGTTCTTTTAAGCATTAGAAGTCACGGTTGGGATAGGGATAACGATGTAGAGTTTCGTAATACACTAAGAAAAAACTGGCAAATAGATGAATTTAATTCGTTATACACTTTTTATTACTCAGGGTTTAATTTTAGAGCTACAGACCTACAGGCATTTATAGGTTTGAGACAGATAGAGAATCTAGATAAATTTTCTCAAACAAGATACAATAATTTTAAGCTCTACTTAAATAAAATAAAAAATAACATGCTCAACATTTCAGTAGACTATAATTTTGTTTCAAATTTTGCATTCCCAATTCTATCAGATAAAAAAGAACAAATTGTGAATATCTTAAAAAAGAACAATATTGAATGTCGGCCTTTGATTGCTGGCTCTATGGGTCTACAACCTTTCTGGATTAAGAAAAACGGAGTTGTAAATTTAAAGAATTGTAATTTGGTACATCAAAACGGTTTATATATTCCAAACAACCAGAATTTAACTCCTGAGTTGGTGGATTATATTAGCTTCTTGATAAATGAAGCGTTAAAATGAAAAAAATATTAGTATTTATTTGTTCTTATAATTCTAAAAACTATACTAGAAAAGTATATGATGAATTGACAGGATGCACAGAATTTATAGATATTATTATAATAGACAATTCTAACTTGCAAGAGGAAATCTGTGATTTTGGTAATTGCTATCATATTGGTTTTGAAAATGTTGAATATGGTGGAATGCATGATTATATCTTAAAAATGCCAATCTTAGAAAAATATGATTTCATAGGTATTTTTAATAATGACATACATGGATTCACATTAGAACACTTTAACAATCTACAAAAATATCTCACATCAGACGTAGGATATCTTTCTTTTAGTATCTCCTCAGAATTTGATAAAGTTGTGGAACATGCTAGCAATGGCGTAATGCACAATAGAGAAAATTCAAATTTTAGAATTGTAAATTTTATAGAAAATATAGCCCCAATATATAATAAAACATTGATAAAAGAATTACAAAAATATATTCCAATACACAAATATGCATTAATAGATTTTTTAATGTCAAGAAAAAGTACAGAATTAGGATTAAAGAATCTCATTATAGATGAAAATTATATTCACCATATGCGATCCGGTGTGAGAAAGAAAGTCGGTAGCTTTTCTTCTTATCAAGCTAATGCAGACTTGGAAACTAGTAAGTGGATTGGACAACATCCAGAATTGCAGAAATATTTTATTTAAATAAATTATGGAATAAATAATGAAAACAGCTTTTATAACAGGAATCACGGGACAAGATGGTTCTTATTTAGGAGAATTACTTTTATCAAAAGGATATAAAGTAATTGGCTTGAAAAGAAGAACATCATCAATAGCCACAGAAAGAATAAACTCGGTGTTTAATAATCCTAATTTTAAATTAGAATATTTTGAGTTAGATGACCCGATATCATTCTATAGATTGCTACAATTATATAAGCCAGACGAAGTTTATAATTTAGCTGCACAATCCCACGTTCGGGTATCATTTGATATTCCGATCTCAACCATAAATACAATTGTTAATGGTACGTTAGGATTACTAGAAGCGGTAAGAAATTTTAGAGATATCAAAGAGATAAAGTTCTATCAAGCTTCTTCTTCTGAAATGTTCGGTGATAACCCAAACGCCCCCTTTAATGAAGAAAGTATTTTAATGCCTGCTTCTCCTTACGCGAATGCGAAAGTTTTCGCCCATAATCTAATGAGGAACTATCGTAAATCATATGATATGTTTTGTACATCTGGCATTTTATTCAACCACGAATCACCCAGAAGAGGAGAGACATTCGTTACTCGTAAAATAACTCTAGCTGCTGCTAGAATAAAAGCGGGGTTGCAGGATAAGATATTTTTAGGAAATTTAGACGCCAAACGTGACTGGGGCTTTGCTGGTGATTATGTAGAAGCTATGTGGTTGATGTTACAGCAGCGGCAAGCAGACGATTTTGTTATAGCAACAGGAGAAACTTATACAGTAAGAGAATTCCTGAGCGAAGTATTTGAATATGCTGGGTTGGATGTTGAAAAACATCTGGTCATAGATCCTAGACTTTACAGACCTCATGAAGTACCGTTTCTTCTTGGTGATAGCACCAAAGCTAGAAATGTTTTAAATTGGGAACCCAAAGTTAAGTTCCGAGAACTTGCTAGAATGATGTATGATTCTGACTATGAAAACACAATTAGGAGTAACAAATGACAACAGAATTTCAACTTTCCGATCAATCAATCGGAGCAATTATGATGGCTCTTCAAAAGTCCCTTATGGAGCAAAGCGACATTGTTCCTGTCCTAAAGGGACTTCGTTTCCGTCTATCAGATTCTGGCCTTGTGGTTATGAATCCGCCAATCGTAAAGTTTGACGACGATTTCCTTACGGAAGCAGAAGAAGCTGATGCCGAGGTATGATTATCTCTGCCACGACTGCCAAAAGACATTTACCGTCGCTCATGGAATGAACGAACAACTTTCTTTCTGTGAGTGCGGTAAGTCCGGTAAGGTGGAGCGACAATTATCAGATCTTTTTTGTAAAAGTGCGCCTTCCACCTTGCGTAAGGCTGGTAATGTGGTTAAAGAGTATATAGAGCAAACAAAAATGGATCTCCTTGAAGAAAAGAGATCTCTAATGAAGGAATACGATGACAATTGAGATCAACTGGTGGACAATAGCTTTTATTTTATCCCTCGCCGGTATCGTTTTCCTCGTATCCTACATTAGATTTTTGTTGAAGCAGCTTACCTTTGTTTCAACGAACCTTACCGAACTAAACAACGAAGCCATTAGTTTCGCAGCACATCTAAAAAGCGTTTATGAATTAGAAGCTTTCTATGGCGACGAAACTTTGAATGGTCTTCTTGAGCATAGCATGTACTTCACATCCAAGGTTGATAAGTTCTCCGAGGTCATGGACCTAACAGCAGAACCAATTGACGAGATGGAAGAAGATGATTCCGAGGAATTAGATGACGAAACAGAGAATAAGCCGCAGCCCCAAATCAACCAAGAGATATTTTACGCAGGAACACGAAGACGCAATTCTTGAATACGTTGCTTCTTCGGATCAAAGAATAAGGACCGAACTTTATACAAAGCTTATCGGTCCAGCCTTTGATGAAATGGTTGATAAGATTGTTTTTACTTACAAGTTCACAACCTTACCAAACATAGAATATCTAAGAGATGAATGCAAGATATGGTTGATAACCATTCTTGATAAATACGACGTTTCACAAGGCTCAAAAGCCTTCTCATATTTCTCGGTCATTACTAAGAATTGGTTTATTCATAAGGTCAAACGAAAGTCCAAGAAGAACCAAACCGAAGTAGACATCCAAGAAATGCCAAAGGACTTGGAACATCGTTATATGTCTGTTGAGAACCCTTATGAAGCCAACAGAGAACACGACGAACTAATAGACAACTTACGAGCCAATATGATAGACTGGATGGAAGACTCGGATAAACCTAATGATGAAAAGGTTATCAAAGCAATCCAAGTCCTCTTTGAATCGGCCCACGAAATCGAAATTTTCAACAAGAAAGCTATTTACTTATACCTGCGAGAGATTACTGGTTTGAACACCAAGCAAATCGTATCTTCTCTCAAACGAGTAAAAGTTCACTATAACGAATTTCGAAAGGATTGGGACGAGGAAAATGAGTAGAGACTTAGACAAACATTTAGCCAACGCTATCAAGAACATAGAAGAAGACCGAGAAGTTACCAGAGAACTTCTTGACGACGTAATGCGTCTTTTAGCCAAGGACGAAGAGAACCACAAGTACGCAGGCCAAGTCGCAGCGAAGTATGTAGAAACGCTCCAAAGGTCCAACGAACAGCTTGTGAAGATAGTTGGAATGCTCCAGAAGGAAAACACCGCAACAGCGGCTATTACCGATATGGATAAGAACAATATTTTTGACCTACTTCAGAACGAGAAGGATAACAACTAATGGCAGGATATAAACTTCCTTCTGATGCTATGGTTGTAGCAAATCAGAAAGAAAATACCACTATCCAAGATTTCTCAGCACAGTCGGCTGACCCAATCACAACTATTAAAGAAGCTACAAGGCAATCGCTTTTTGCTTCAAAACAGACCGAAGTAACCGAGAGAATAGCAGAAATTATATCTGTTAGAAGCAATATTACACTCCCAGCAGAATTGAGTTATTTTGGCGAGCAACAAATATCAGAAGAATATAAAAAACAAAAATGGTATTGTGCCATATGTCGTATTCTAGACTTACACGGAGTAACACCAGATCCAGATATTATAGTAGATGCTTCAAGTGGAATGAACAGTTTCAAAGATATTACAAGAATGCGCTTGAATATTGGTAAGTTTTATTGTCCCGTAGAAGCCCTTGAAGGTAAGGGAAGAAAACCACTAAAGATAGGTCAATGGCTTGTCGTTGAATTCCAAGATAAGACTCTCATGACAAATGGAATAATAAAAGACGTATACATCTCGCCAGATTTATCTCGCGAAGAAGCAGCCGATGGTAATGAGAAAACAGCAAGCGAAGCTATCGCGGAGGGAGAAACACTTCCATATGGAACAGTATTGGATACTGCTCCAATGGGTGCAATGTATATAAATCCTTTAGGAGATATCCCCGCTACATTAACGTCCGACTACGCTCTTCTTAGAAAGAGTACAGGACGCCCCCACCGAGCTTTGGACATAGTTAACGGTGCTACAAACGAAAGTGGCGTAACTCCAATATATGCAATTGCTCCCGGAGAAGTAACAAGAGTCTGGGAATCTAACGAAGAAGTTGGAAATGCCGTGCAGATAAAACATAGCTCTGGCGCATCTAGATATTGCCATTTGGCTAATCCAATGGTATTAGCTGTTGGAGACAAAGTAGAAAACGGTCAAATGTTGGGTTATATGGGTAACACCGGCAATATAATTCCTGGTCCTGGTGGAACCGGAGTACACTTACATTTGATAATATATGATGCAAAAGGAAATCCAATTGATGGTAAAACAGTAATTGATTTTACTCCTTGGACTCCTGGAAGTCCGCCCCCGGCAAAGGTATGAGGTGAAAAATGTTTCTAAATGATGCCTTCAAATCTGGTCGTTCTGATGAAAGTCCGCTTGAAAGTTTGCCTAAAAGCAAAGGTGCTATTAGAGCCTTGACCGCTAGCAGAAAGATGTTTCAGCCAGACTATAGAAAAGAACAGCAAGATGTACTTTATTCAAACCGCCTTCAAAAAGACAAAGCCTATAATGGTGGTTTAAATGGAGATGAATTACCCGAAAATGTCCCACAGCACAACCCAGCAGACTATGAGAAAGTTTTTGAAAACTCTAACAACGCAGTTATAGTCATCGGTAGAGATAGGCCAGGCAGTTTATCAAGCGGATATGGAAATACAGGCGCTACTGGCGCAGGAGCTATTTATTTAAAGGCCGGTATGGCATTCCCTCCCAAAAGTAAAGGAGTTGAGGAGATATACGCAGAAAACAACTTCAAGACTGATGCCGCTGGTATCTATATTTCACAAATGACTGATATTGATAATAATTATGAATTAGCTCACGGTACTATTTCTTTACGAGCAAAGTCTGGTATCGGCATCAAAGCTGACGGAGTAAGAGTAATAGCTAGAGAAAATATCAAACTTGTTACTGGTCCATTTGTAAAAGAGCAAAACTCTCTTGGTGGTAAGAACATAACTTATTACGGAGTTGATATTATAGCTGGTAATGACGACACCAACTTACAACCAATGCCACTTGGAAATAATCTAAGAGACTGTCTAGAAGAAATGTTTGGCTTGTTAGGTAGTCTTGCTGCCATGCTAAATAACACAATAACTGCACAAGAAAGGTTTGAAAATGCTTTGATAAATCACACGCATCAAGGTACAAGTCCGAGTGCAACATTACCAACCGCTCACAGTATAAAGTTAGGTAATATGACAAATAATGTAAATACCAAACTCCCAGAATGGAATGAGTATTTGGCTTATGTACAAGATAAGTATCTTAGTACAAACGGCACTAAGCCGATTAGAAGCTTACATAACAGGTCTAACTAATGCCAACAGCACCCTCAAATATATCACCCACAGACTTAGGTTACATAAAAGCTATATCTGCGGATACAACACAAGAAAATAACTATGACCCCTCTGTTGCACAAGCCCCAGAGGGCCAAGGTTTTGTAGCTGGAGACCCGACAAGCGACTGCTATGCACTTAGGCTAGAACCTTTCAATGAGTGTGGTAACTACAGGTCTATTCTAGAAATTGATAGTATAGTAACCGCGCAATACGCTAATATAGTTCGGAATATAAGCGGCGAAAATGTTTCCAACCCTTTTATTGAAGGACTCGTAAGGTTTATTTATTCACAGATGCTTCCTTTTGAGGCTGCGGTGAGAAGGTTCACAATTTCGGTTTTCTCACAAGTTGGCGGAACTTCTTATTGGGTAGATGGAGAAAACAACAAATATTATCCAACCGACGCAGAGTATAGTGATGCGAGTATTGATAGAACTGGCTGGACTTTTATCCTTGAATCAAAAAGTTTAGATACCGACTCGACACGAAAAGATGCTTTTATTTATAATGGTATACTCAAAAGTATTGATGGAATAAGGCAAGCCATAGTACCATATATTCCTTTTGATCCAACTGGCGCAGCCTATGTTGGCGACTGTAGAGAAACAACAGGATTTCCGTTCTCAATTGACGGAGTTTCCGTCAAGTGGCCCTTGGCAGTCCTTGAGATAGGTCCAGATGCTGTCAGAAGGGGTAGAATAGAAGTAACTGATGGCAATTATAGAGAAGAAGCATCATTCTACAATATGTGTTTGACGGCGAAAGAATGCATTAAAGAATATAGACAAAACAATCCTGATAGTTATGAAACTGACTTGGCTAGTTTGACCAATGAACAACTAGAAACATTGAACAGAATAGAAGACTTTGAAGATAATAGTATTCCAACAGAAACTTCTTCCATCTTGACAGAGGCAAATAAACAGATTTCGATAGCTCTACTAAACGCCACCAATGATGAATACTATCAAGGTATTACTAAAGGTTTATTACATTCTGAAGTTTTATATAAAGTAGCAATAGTAGCTTCAGCAATCAAGAATGTTATTCTCATTCTAAAAGAAAGTTTAAATGCTGTAGCGTTATCTGACATTATAGCTGAATCGGAACAAATAAAAAGAGAACAAGAAGCCGAATATCTCCGTAAACTTGCAGAAGAAGCAGAAAAAAGAGCCATTAGGGAAGAAATGCTCGCTGAAAGACTCAACCCAGACTTATGCAGAATTCCAGAACAACCCATTCCAAACCCTTGTTTGGACACCGGTTTGCTCAATGCTTCAAAGACAAAAACATTCTTAGATAACTGGACAGCTAAAGATAGAACTGAGCCTTACTACTCACCAGATAACAAGAAATACTATATTGTATATGATGTCATACTACAGAATTTTGCCGACTTGACCAATACTGTTATGAACTCTTACAAAACAGAAGCGTATAAAATACTCAACAATACATTCAAACTGAATATGGTAGAATTGGAAGACATGGACCGTTCGGGAGGAATAGAAATACTGGTTAGAAATGAACCAAATGGAAAGTTCTATGAACCAAGAGCTTTCAAACCATCAAAGTTATTGTTTTCTATGACAGAAGAAACCGTGCAAAGCCTCCAGAGAACAGTAGATACTTCTCTACCAAGGTTCGTAGACCCAGGCCCAAATGCACCATTTATCAAAACTTATAGCTATACAATACAAGAATTTTTTGATTCTTTAGAAGGGTTTGAAAACGTATTGAAAAAGTATGTATTCGATCACGCACTTTGGAAGATAACATTCGGCAATGAAAACCCTGCCGTAACTAACTTACGAGTTAGTGCTGGACCTATTTTTGAAAAACTGAAACTTGATATCCTCAAACAAGACTCAAAGAACTTCCAGAAATTCAAGCCTTTATTCTCTAAACTTCTCTCTAGAAATGGTATATCTCTTCAAGAAGAAGTTTCATTGCAGAAGAAAGGAGAGTATCTTATGGGCGACCGAATAATGCTCGTATTCCAGTTTGAGCAAGCAGAAGGTAGTCCTCCACCACAAATAGAAGGTACAAATGTGATAGCACCCCCAGCAATAAATACTTTGACTAGTCCTCCAACCAATAATGCAGGGTCTGGTCTGGTTAGTGGTGTTGTGCCTGGTAAAAATATAAAACTATACAGAGTGCAAATAATAAACTCTTCAAGACCCCCAGCAGACCTAATATGGAAGTCAGTTGATGGTACGGGCGATAACTTAGGTGGCCTGAATTCACAAGATGTATTTATGCAAGAAACTGCTATGAATTATCTTATGAATTTGAATGTTCTATTACCTCTACTAAGACCAGATAAAAAAGACTGGAAATAGATACTTATAGCATAAGGAATACAAATGCCAATTTCTAAAAAGGGAACAAACTTCAAAGAGTTTGCTGCTACATTACGTTATCCACCACTTCAGTTTGATAACCCAAACACAACGGATCCGTTGCAAACTCCCAAAGCTCAATTCTTGAAGAATTTCGCTACAGACGTAGTAAACGACGTACTCAACGATATAAAAGAAAATGGTTTAGAATTTTATGCTAACGAGTACAATAAAAAACCATTCAAGAACTACAAGCAAAAAGTAAAAGAAGATGAAGAGTTAAAACGTCCTGTGAACAAGGCAGCAAAAGCTGCTTTGATAAACCGTTCAAACCTAGAAGCAGGCGATCCGTTTGCACAAGTATTGAATGATGTCATTGATAGTATGACTGACAATATTACCCTAGATGGTAATGGAGTGTTTGCTAAAAATGATAATGGTGCAAGAGCAAGAGAATTATTGCTAAAGTCTATGGGTGAAAACTCTCTAAAATTGCTCGGCTTTCTTTCTTTATCTGTTTTAAGTAGAGCTATATCAGTTTCGCCAGGGCCAATTGACTGGCTTATGAATGTGAATGTTCAACAATACTTGAAGTATTTAAGTCCTACTTTCTTGATTGAAAAACTAATAGAAAGTATCAAAAATAAACAAGTAAGCGAAGCTATAAATGATTTTAAACTAGTTGGTAGATTTATCAATGGTGTTTTGACCTCTACACAATTTGAACCAAGGATTCAGCAAGCGTTTTTTGATTATTTGGCAGAACAACCGAATCTTCCTCCTGCCCTAAAAGAAATCAAAAGTTTTGATGAAATAACTGCGTTTCTAGACCCTGAAGCAATAAACGAATTTTCCGATGCGAATTCTATCAGAACTTTGTCCACAGTTTCGCTGGACTTATTACAGAATGGTAAGCTAGGAATAGATCTGAATATTGTTTCAAGAGATATAAATGGGGAAGTTTTAGGAAAAATTTCTATAAATAACCTTTCAAAAGACTTAACTGGTTTAGTAACTGGCGCACAGGATGACTTACGTTCAATATTAGATTCTTTCGCAGCCTGCGAACTACCTGACCCAGATATGTTCAACAAATACAGAGAACTTGACAAGGCTAGAAAAGAATTTTTCAAAGGCTTCAAAGGACTAAAGAAGAAAGACCAGAAGAAGAAACTACCAAAAGTTCCAGATAAATATGAAATTATCAAAAACTTACTTATGACAGCAGCGACTTCATTATTTTACGTCGCTACAAAAACTCTGTTCAAGATAGTAATTTCATATTTACAGAAGCTAGTACCAGATCTATCTTGTGCCCAACTTTCTCTGATGATACTTCCTGAAGAAGAACTTGGTCCTAGAACACAAAACCGCCCGGTAAACCCAGACGACCTAGCGAAAACGATAGCTAGCGGTCTAAGGACGAATAACCGTAATGGTTTAACCGAGGCGGATATTCAGCAAGTCTCTGCATTATTAACTGAAATAGCTACTTCCATTGGTTTATTCAATGGTGTAGATATCACGGCTCTTAATGAATTCTTATCATTGACAATGGGTGTCTTGACTCAAAGAGAGTTCTGCGAATTATTGAGTGGACAACCCAACTACGATACTGTTTTGATAATTCAAAACATAATCGATGTAAGATATCCCAACTCTGGAATTAGTAAAGATCAAACAGATATTATTAGATTCTTTTCAAGTATTTCTTCTTTAGTTGATCCAGGATGTAACAGTATTCTTGCTGAAGTTGACGTTCCGCTAAACGGGATGGTATGCTCTACACCAGCTTATTATCAAGTTTACAACGACCTTCGTATGGCCTTGTTAAAAGAGAGAGGTCTACAACAAGGTGAGATAGAAACTCAAATTAGTTTGATCTGTGAGCTAAACTCGGGTCAAGCTCAACAGTTCTTGGATCTCATCAATAGTGGTGACCCTATTGACAGTATGTTGCCATTAATAGAAATTGGAAGTCCAAACTGTGGCATCAACAACACTATTGAACCAATAAACGAAGTAGTAAGAGCGGAACTAATAAGAACTTATAACAACCTTTTCAGCAGCCTAAAAACAACTCTTGATTACAACATGGTTGGAGAAAGAGGTTTCCTTTCCAAAATATTGAGCGGTAAAAATGGTTTACCTTATCCAAGCTACCTAAAGATAAATGAAATACTAGATTCCGCTTATCAACAGAATAGATATTTTGAAAATCTAAAAGAATCTGAAGTAGATGAAAACGGAAAGAAGAAAAAGAAGAAAAAAGATGAGGAGAATACCGTAGATGAAACAGCCGCAAAGCTAGATAAAACTCAAGTTTCTGTTTATGAGCCAAAACTTATAGCTAGTTGGATGCGTCTAAACCAAGAAGAATTCTGTAGTTTGGATCACAAAACAAGAATGACATCTACACCTCTGAATATCTCGCCAGAGGGTTTTGATAATTATTTTGACCCAACAACAGATCCGTTTATTCTTACTGATGATGACAAAGCTAGCCTCAATAAACTTTTTTCCTTATCAGAACAAGAACTCAATAGTCTATCTTCTCAACAACTAATAAATTACAAAGACTTATTTGCAAGAATAGGTAATATCTTTTTCGGCGTCAGAGGAATTAGCTATTCAGGAATTTATGACCTTTCGCAAAGCAGTATTAGCGGTTTGAGCGTTGACGGTATCAGACAAGCCAACCTTGAATCTGGTATATTCTTGCAAAAAGATCTTAGTACTAAACTAGCGGTTGCGACTGCTTGGGCCATTGTGAACCCTCTTGCGATGCCTTTCATTACCGCCTTTATGAGTTCTGCAATAAAAGCTTCAAAGAATTCTACGGCGGAACCTTTGCCTGGAATAGCGAAGGCAATTTCTTCTAAGTCGCCAGCTTACAGAGTCAAGAGTTACAACTTCTTCATCTTACCCTCAACAACCCTAGAGTCGCCAGTTGGAGAAATAAAAACAAAGATATTTGATTATTATCCAAGCTCCATTTCTCAATTGCTTAGAAAGGATAGCTCTATTTCTGATACTGCCCAGCTTGCAACTTCCACACCTGACTACGCTGAGTATACTCAGGTTGTTCGATTCCCAGAGAATGAATTCAACAAAATCAATAAGTCTATTGAACTCAGAGAAATAATAAAAGCGCAAGATGACTATCTTATTGACCTAAATGAACAAACTATTAGCACACCTAACGTGGAAAGTGTACTACCAGCTAGTAATACAAGAAGCGAAACAAAACAAGCTCTTGTATTTGCCGATATTGTCCTAGATGCTTTACAGAAAAACGCCGATATTCAGCTTGAAGATATTCCAAGAGTAGAAAAATATGCTGAATATCTTTCAAAAGACCTTTATAACTATGTTTTCAATACCTATCTTGACGGTATGATGAAGATCCCTGCATATAATGGTAAGAACTTGAAATATGGCGTGACCGACGAGCGTGTAAATGTCCTCAATAGTCGCCACGTTAACACAGTAACAGGAGAACTTGATCCGGTATTGAACCCCGAAGACTACGGTGGTACTGAGGTTGATCCAAGTTATTATATCTATACGAAGCTAAGTGATGACTGGAAGAACTTATATAATGTTTATCTACGCGAAAGAAACGAAACTTTCACACCAGCAAGAACCCCGATCCCGGACTTCCAGGACTTTGCTGAAAGCGCAGCAGAACTATATTTGAAGCTCAAAGAAGATACCAGAGATGCAGACGATCTAAGCAACCAAGCTCCATTTGACCTTATTGTTTCTAAGTCTGCTTTAGTCTCAATGAACGGTTTGTTTGATATGATGGTCAAAATTTTCTGTTTTGAACAATACTACAAAGGTTTCGCTTTCCTGAATACTGTTGAGATGTCTGATAATGTTTTTGATAACGTATACTTTGACTTCTTAGCTAAAAGGTTCAAAGAGTACGCTGTAGCAACAGGTCCAAGAAACTCCAGCTCTAGAGGTAAAAGCAGCAAGTTCTATCATATGTTGATGGAAATTTATGTAATGATACTTCTTAAGAAGAGAGAAGCCAAGATAGCTTCCATAACCCCTACAGAAGAAGAAGCTCTAAGACAGATAGGAAGAAAATCAAATATCTGGAAGTTCGGAATTCCAGCCAACAGCCTAACACAAAAGGAAGCTTCCTATTTTGAAGCATCTTCAAGGATAGCAGCATATGAAGTCCCAGGCTATCCTATTGGTGCTTTCTCCAATGCTATCGTGGCTTCTGGAGGTTCATTGGGACCATCCAATAGAATTTTCGCAGAAGCCAAGAAACAAAGAGAGCAACAAATAAGACTGAGAAATAACTACTGGAATTTGATAATGGAAGACTGCGAAGCCTATTTTGAAGTCTTGCTGCGTGTAAAGATGCGTCAAGAAATGGCTGCTATCTCTAAAGAATTGTCAGTTCTAAACCCAGACTTGATCAAAGAAAATAGTATTCTGAATATGCCAATAAATGGTGGTCCTATCGTACAGAATGGCGAAGATATTGAGAAAGATGATACAGCGCACATGCGAAATATCTACACTCACCATCCCGCAATGCTTTACTCAGCAGGAAATGCCCTAATATCCGATTCGGCTTATCGCGCTTTCTATGGTACGAAGGAACATAATAACGATAGAAACTTCAACGGGTTTATGTTTACAAGACTTTACAATAAACAAAACTTTAGTGGTTCTACTGTCATTATGAGAGGGAAACCAAAAGAACCTGTTTATTCTTTCTCAGTTAACTACAACGAGGACACAGCCGCCAAAATAGAAGAGAAGCTGATGTACGAAGATCCCAATGGTGGCGCTTTGACTATGGACGACTATCGTTATAGCCCCGACTTCCTTGTTCCAAGTTTATTGAACTATATTGAACTAAACAAGAGAGATATTGTCGTAAACTCATTCTTATTGGATCCAAATAGTTCTAAAGCTGGAACCGATACAAGATGGAGTGACTATTTTATTTTCCAAGATACCGGAGATGCTGGTACTGCGGTTTACGAATTAGAAACTCTTATCTCGGAAATATCAGGAAATATGAGAGTATCGGACTACTTTGATTCTCTTACAAACGATCCAAGTACTAACTTTATGGAAAGTCCAATAAGAGGAACCGAAAATTTCTATACTTCTTTGAAAAGATATAAAGTATTCAAGACCGAAGGTTCCTCTTTCAGAAAACTTGGTTCTGATAGCTATGTTGTCGGAGGTATTAGTGCTAGCAATATGCCTATGGTCATGAGTCAGGTACCTGCTCCATTTATTCTGGAGCAATATCTAAACCTTGTGGAAATAGGACAAGACTTTTTCCCCGGCGATGAACAAGCAAGATATAGATATATCGATCCAAATACTGGGCTAGACGTTTACACAAGTACATTGGCAAAACTTCGCGAAGTTCTATACGACGAAGGCGCAACATTTGGAATAGGGTATCTTGATACAGTAGGTGCTAGTGACTTCAAAGCCGTAACCAAAGAAGTGTTCCTAGGTCCAGTAAGTCTATCTGCTTTCATCTACTGGCTTGGTTCTAGTGGTTTCTTTAATGGTTCCTTCGCAGGTTCCGTTATTGATGTCGCTGGAACCGTAAGTTTCCTTGATATGCCAATATCTTGGTTCTTCAAGCCAGGTACCTTTAGATACGGCGTTAGAATGTTACTAATGCAACCAGATTCAGATCTAACTTTTGAAGAAGGCACACATTCTTATTTTGAAGATACGTTATTTCCTGTCAAGGAAGGCGAACTAGATGTAGAGAAAAACCTAAGAGATAGGATCAGAACTCTAAAAGCTTTGAATAAAGAAAATGGTTATGGCATTCCTCTGTTCAAGGCCGAAGAGGAAGTAAGTTGGACCTTTAGAGATCTGAAAACGATATACGATGCTTATCTATCCAGCAATACAGGACAGGGATATCTAGGCGTGAACGTCACACCTGGCAACTGGATCGATCATTCTGCTTTGACTCGTCCAATAAATGTAAGACTATTCAACGAGATAGTTTGCAGCGAACAATACAAGAAAATGTTTGATTTCTGTATTCCTCTTCGTTTCTTTGCTTCTTTGAGTGCAATTTATACAACAAAAGCTTTCACAAACTCAATAGGTTCGGCAATAGACTGGAATGGATACAAACGTGTCGTTGATACTGTTGTCAGTAAGAAAGAGACAGATGTTTTATTACCATTCTACGAATCCGTTAGAAAGGTATTCTACTATTCATATAACTCTTTCAATGCTTCTTACGACGGAGAAGGCGATGATGAATTCAACGAGCTTGCAGAACAAGAAAGAATTTCAAGACTCTCAAGACCATTTACTAATATCGATCAAGATGGCATCATTCGTATCTCCGATATCCAGTATGATATTCTCAAAGCAAACCAAGTCGATCCTCTAATCCGAGAAGGTATGGGTCCATTGAGAGATATCATTGGTTCTGGCTACGAAGGTCGTATTGTTTCAGACCCAACAAATGCTTGTGGTGCTGCAAGAAATAGTAATAGTTGCGATTGAGAATCTATTTACACAGAGGGTAACAAATGGCAATAGGATATTCAGCTAAACTTCCATTACAGGTAACTGATGTAGATGGGCCATATTCTTTGAATAAAGACTTACCCTCCGTTGTAAAACAGAATATCAAAATGCTGTTATTCACTTCTCCAGGTGAGCGAGTGATGGACGCAAATTTTGGGGTTGGTCTACGGAGTTATCTATTTGAAAATATGTCTCAACTAACTTTTGATTTAGTGAGAGAAAGAACACTTGAACAACTGCGCGCATATTTACCATTTGTGAAAGTTCTAACTCTAGATATATTTTCAACCGACGAGATGCCAAACACTATGTATTTTAAAATGGAATACTCTTTCCCTTCTAGTGACGTACAAATTTTGAATTTGGAGATTAGATAATACCTCTTTAACTATTTATTTTTGAATGGTGAAACATAAATGACCAATATAAAGAAACCAGTAATTAAATACACTTCTAGAGACTTTGAGACTATCAAGGCAGACTTGATTGAATTTGCTAGAAGGTATTACCCTGATTCGTACAAAGACTTTAATGAAGCTAGTTTTGGCTCTTTGATGCTGGATAGCGTTTCTTATATTGGTGACATTTTATCCTTTTATCTAGACTATCAAGCTAATGAATCGTTTATTTCAACAGCCGTTGAATATTCTAATGTTCGCAAATTAGCAGAACAAAATGGTTATAAGTTCAAAGGTCCGTCAACATCTAGTGGAATAGCTCAATTCTTCGTGCTTGTTCCTGCTCTTGCTTCATCACCAACAGCAGGACCAGACCCAGCATATATTCCAGTTCTAAAAAAGAATTCCGTATTCGGTGGAGCAAATAATTCAGCGTTTACTCTTTTGGATGACGTTCGTTTTGATACTTCAATGACAGACGTTGTGCCTGCTAGAATAAACACTTCTACAGGGCAACCAACTTTTTATGCTTTAAGAAATAGTGGTGTAGTCATCTCTGGTCGTTTCAAAACCGAGAATATTCAAGTTGATGAATTTGAAAAATTCAAAAAAGTCAAATTATTGGGAACAAATATAAACGAAATTTTAGAAGTTATGGACTTGGAAGGTCACGAATATTATGAGGTTGATTATCTAACTCAGAATGTCGTCTATAAAGAAATAGAAAACAAAGGTGCTAATAAAGAAATAGTGCCTGCAATTCTAAGACCTTTCTCTGTCGCCAGACGTTTTACACACGAAGTTGATAAATTCGGATCTACATATTTGCAGTTTGGTTTTGGAAGTGAAAGCGAATTAAATGAGAACGGCTTTGCTCAACCAAATAGCGTTTTATTGAACAGATATGGAAGAAGTTACGAAACCGAACAAGGTTTTGATCCTTCCAAACTTATGCAGTCAGACAAGCTTGGTGTTGGTCCTTCCAACACCACTCTGACAGTAAGATATCGCTACAACGATAGTACTACGGTAAACGCTCCTGTAGGCTCGCTAAATAGAGCAATAGAACCTATTCTACAGTTTGTGGATGAGTTTTCTCTGGTTGCCGATACAGTACGCTCGGTAAGGTCCAGCATTGAAGTAAACAATGAAGAGCCTATTGTTGGGCAGTCTATATTACCAACTTCTGAAGAAATAAAAGTAAGGTCTTCTTCTTACTTTGCGACACAACATCGTGCCGTAACACAACAAGACTTAGAAGCAATAAGTTACGCAATGCCAGCAAAGTTTGGTGCTGTTACAAGAGTTGCCGGTTATAAAGATAGTAATTCATTTAAAAGAAATATAAATTTGTATGTTCTCACACAAAATTCACAAGGCAAACTCGCAAGACCTTCGGGACTTCTAAAAGACAATTTAAAGAATTGGTTGAATAGATATAAAATGATACACGATACCATTGATATTCTAGATGGTTTAGTTGTGAATTTTGGAGTTGATTTCACTATTCTTGTTGATAGAAGTTATGAAAAAGAAATAGTTTTAACAGAAGCAAGACAAAAGCTGGCACAACATTTCGCTAATGCTGGTTATTTCGGACAAATGGTTTCCATATCAGAAATATACTCAGTTCTAAACAAACAAGTAAGAGGTGTTATTGATGCCAAGAGAGTGAGAATAATACCAAAAGTTGATGGTATTTACTCTTCAAACACATTTGATTTTTCATCTGCTTTGTCGGTAGATGGAACTTACCTAATAGTACCGAAGAACGTCTGTATGGAAATGAAGTTTACTGATATAGATATTGCAGGAGTGGCTGAATAATGGGCATCAAACGATATAATGCTACAAAAGACAACACAATAACAAACGCTTTCAAGTCTAACCTATCCACTAGGGCTACCGGCTCTAATATGGGTTTGGCAGATACACTTGAAACTTTCGTTATTTATGCCCAAGCATCTACCTCCTCTGTGGAGAAGAGCAGAATTCTTATTCAATTTGACACCGCTCAAATGACTACTGATCGCGCTGCTGGTCTATTACCTGCTTCTGGAAATGTTTCTTATTATCTAAGAATGTTCAACGCTGCCCACGCTTATTCACTTCCTCGCAACTATTCTTTGGAGATAAGACCAGTTAGTGGTTCTTGGGATGAAGGCAGAGGTCTTGACCTTGACGAGTATTCGGACACAGATGTTTCCAACTGGATCAGCGCAAGTTCAACCGCCGGTTGGGTTTCGGAAGGTGGCGATCTTTACGCTACTCCTGCCTACGCCCAAGCATTCGGAACAGACGGAAGCGAAGATCTAGAAGTAAACATTTCGGACATAGTGGAACAATGGTTAGCCGGGACCAAACCAAACCACGGTCTAATGGTGAAGATATCAGGTTCAGCCGAAAGTTCTCCAACAACCTCTCTTTACACCAAGAAATTCTTTGCAAGAAGCAGCGAGTTCTTCTTCAAAAAGCCTGTTATTGAAGCAAGGTTTGATAACACTTTCAGGGACAAGCGCGGCCAGTTTTATTACAGCAGTTCTCTTTCAACTGCCGCTGAAAACCTAAACACTATCTATTTCTACAACTACCATCGCGGCATTTTACGCAACATTCCAGCTATTGGAACTGGTAAAATTTATGTTAGCATTTATTCTGGTTCCGCTACCGCTGATGTCCCAACTGGTTCTGCCCTAACCTTGGTAGCAGACGGAACGAATGTGCTTGTAGCCTCGCCAACGGTGGTTACGGGCGGTTGGGTGTCTACGGGCATCTACTCGGCTAGCTTTGCTATCACCGCTGCCACAACGCCTCTGGACACGTTATACGACGTTTGGTTCTCTGGCTCAACTCAATTCCATACAGGAAGCATTACTCCAAGCGTTCTCGCTGGTGAGTCATCTGCTAATGCAACTCAATTTACTACTCAAATAACAAACTTGAAACCTATTTATCATAGGGGGCAAACAGAAAGATTTAGAGTTTATGCAAGACCTAGAAACTGGAGTCCTACCATTTATACAGTAGCTACGGCAACCCCGCAGTCATTTATAGTTGATAGTGGCTCTTACAGGATCTACCGCATAATAGACGAATTGGACGTTATTTCATACGGAACTGGAAGCACACAACACACCGCGCTTTCCTATGATTCACAGGGAAATTATTTTGACCTTGACACGAATCTTTTGGAAGCCGGATATAGTTATGCTATAAAGTTCTCTTACTATAACGGATCAGTCAACTCTTATCTGGAACAGCCCGAGACTTTCAAGTTTAGAGTAGAATAATAATGAGTATAAAAGACCTATTTTCTCTTCAACAACAAAATACTTTCCCTGTTTCGGATTCGCCAACAGCGGACATTTATCTTTATGCTGAATCAAGAGATAATATCGCAGCCAAATATCAGGCTGTTGAAAGGTTCGTTCCACTCGTTGACTTTTCGGACCCAAAGAACTTCGTAAAGTTCGGTTCCGCCGAGAACTACTATTCTTCTTCTATCTCAAACATCGCAAATGAGTTTCCCTACGATGGTTCCAGAAAGGAACTTAATGAATATCTTTCACGATGCACTTATCTTGTTCTTTACCTATTAGAGAAAAGATATCCAAGATACAACGGACACATCAAACTATCTTCAAACAATTACACTTTCTCAGGTGCGAAGGTCGGTGGTTTCGGAAACCCAACCACAAAAGAATACATTTACTTCTTTGGTGGCCCTCACACAGCCTCACAAGGAATGGCTGGCTCTCCATTGGCCGAAACCTTTGACGACGCCAACAAGTTTGAATTAGATGTTTATGGAACTGCCTCGCAAACTGCTGACGGTAGAACCGGAACAAGAACTACAAACCTTCTAATGAACCCTGCCTACGGAATGGCAGTTGAGTTCTGGCTAAAGAAGGATGGTTTCGTTACTTCTTCAACAGAGAAAGAGATTATTTTTGACCTTTGGAACTCTGTTGCTTCTTCAAGCGCCAACTATGGTCGTCTAACCATTGGTCTTACAGGTTCGGCAGACGGACTTTCTACTTTCATTTTTGAAATTTCTTCTGGCTCTGTAAATATTTCGCAAGCCATTAGCATCACTAACTTCACAACTTCAAGTCTAAAAGACGGAACTTGGAGACATTATGCCTTCTCCTTCCAGAACACAGGAAGCGACCTTGCTGTAAAGGCTTATATCAACGGTAGCCGCGAGTACTCTAATACATTTAGCAATAAGTCTATGGGTATTGTAGACGGTGCTATGGTCGCAACCATCGGTGCTTTGCGTACTTCTCCATCCGGCTCTACATTCCACGGTGTAGACATGCTTGGTTATGGCAAGCTATCTGGTTCTTTGGACGAGTTTAGATACTGGAAGTCAGTCCGAGATGAAAAAGAAATTAGTTTCTATTACAAATACCAAGTTGCCGGTGGAACAAACACCGACATTTCCAATACAGAACTCGGCGTTTATTACAAATTCAATGAAGGTGTCACAGGAACATCAAGCTTTGATTCGGTCGTCTTGGACTACTCAGGTAGAATTTCAAACGGTACTTGGTATGGTTACCCAGGTTCAGCCGCTCGTTCCACCGATTCAGCTATGGTTGTCGCTGGAGTTACTGAGACAGAATACAAAGACCCTGTTATTTACACAAGCCACCCAAGCGTTGTCAGCTTGTATGATGAATTGATCGCTTCTGGTAGTGAATATGATATCAATAATAATAGTTCATTCTATCAGTCATTACCTTCGTGGATAGCTGAAGAAGATAGACCAGCAGATGGAACAACCGGTGGTGAACTTTTCAACCTAACCCAGATAATGGCTTACCAACTTGACGAATTATATGCTGGTATAGAGAATTTAAATAAACTAAAGAATAAAGAGTATATAAGTTCTTCATACGAAAGATCGTTACCTTTTGCCGAATATCAATTGGCTAACCAAGGTTTTGTCACACCAAAAATATTTGATAATACAAAACTTTATGAAAAAATCTTAAATGTTGATAACCAAAACCGTTTTGAATTAGAACTTGAAGAAGTAAAGAACCAAATTTACCAAAACGTCTATAACAACCTTGTCTACATCTACAAGTCAAAGGGTACTGATAAGTCATTTAGAAACTTGATTCGTACTTTTGGCATTGATAGCGAGCTTGTAAACATTGCAATTTATCCAAACAATACTAGATTCGCATACGATAACCGCTTTGAATTCTCTTCTGTTGGGAAGAAATTCGTTAACTTCCAAAAACCAGAAAATACATTTGGTTCTATCTATCATCAACCTGGCGCTAACTCTTTCGTTTCTGGTAACTTATCTTCATATGACTTGAAGGAGTTTGGTTTTACAACAGAAGTAGAAGTAGTATTCCCTTCTAAACCACCATTCAACCAAACTGCATATTATACAACAGACTTTGTGACCTCTTCAATAGCAGGTTTCCATCTTCCAAATACATCAAGTACTTCCAACTTTACTTTCCAAAGCCCTGATACAACTTTGCGTATCTACAGCGTCAGGTTGAAGGCCGAATCGGAAGATGTTTATTTCTTGCTAACTGGTTCTATCAATGGAACCACGAATGTCCAACTCACAACAAGCAACTTCTATTCAGTCTATGACAACAAGAAGTGGAACTTCGCTGTTATCCTAACTCCAGATAAGGCCCTAAACTACAGCGGTATTACTGGTGCTGAAAGTTCTTCTTATACCCTTGGTTTCTATGGCGTCAATAAAGAACTTGATATTGTTCTTGATACTTTCTATCTAACTGCTTCTCTGTCACACGCCGATGGTAAACACTTGTCTTCTGCTCCAAAACGTTATTATTTTGGCGCTCGCAACACAAACTTTACTGGTAGTGTCGTTGATAAGAGCGATATTCGTGTTGGTTCTTTGAGACATTGGTTGTCACCTCTTGAAACAAGTTCGGTCGATTTCCACGCTCAAAACCCACTAAACTACGGAACCAATAACCCATCAAGAAATAGTTTCTTGAACCAAACAGCCGTAAATGGCGTTTATGTTCCACAAATAGAAACACTTGCTCTAAACTGGGATGTTTCTACTGTTACTGGTTCAGACAGCAGCGGTGAGTTTGTCGTTTATGACATCACTTCCGGCTCTTCTGACCCCAACCTTTTCGGTGTTATTTCCAAAGTCACCGATAGAATTCACACAGCAAAAGGTTATGGCTTCCCTGCTTCAAGCACAGACGTAGTAACCAAGGAATTCATAAGTTTCGCTGAAAGTGGTTTGCCTGACGAGATGAATAGTTATGACCTCGTTAAGACACCAGACACAGATGATGAAGTCTTCACAAAAGAAATTCTTCCTGTAAACTATTACTTCTCTTTTGAGAAAAGCCCATTCAGATCGATCTCAAAAGACATGATAAACATGTTCTCTTCTTTGAAGGAGTTCAACAACCTTTATCATCAACCAGTCCAACGCTACCGTTCGGAACACAAAGAACTAAGACAACTAAGAGAACTTTATTTCAAAGACATCGGTAACACAGTTGATGTTGATAAGTTCTTTGACTACTACCGTTGGATCGATGGTTCACTCTCGGAGATGTTGAGACAACTTATTCCTGTCACAGCAGACACATCAGAGAAGATAAGCAACGTTATTGAAAGCCACGTTCTGGAAAGAAACCATTACCGCTACAACTATCCTCTTCTAAACTACAAAGATAGAAACTTTGAGGGCAATGTTCACGGCATTTCAGAACTTCTCTATCCTTGGAGCCGTGGTTATCATCCAATTTCTAACGTAGAAGCCGACAACTGCTATTGGTGGAACCGTAGAACAGAAAGAAACAACTCTGTTATTGACTCTGGTAATGCTACCGTTGACACACAACGCGACACTATCCGCCGCGTCATTACAACCCACACTTCGGGTTCAGGCCCACTTCTCGCCAAGACAGATGGAACTGCTTACTATGGAAGCGACTATCCTGTTCGCACATTCACTAAACTCTACAACTTTGACCTTTCACTTGACTCAAAGTTTGGCAGAATAATAGAGAAGGTTATTCATTTAGGTCTAAACGCTCCAAAGGGTTTTGTCACCAAAGTTTGGAAGTCTATCGTCGCAGAGTTGGCCGGTAAAACTCTTGTTCTTGATAGTTTTGAAGAACAAGAAGACTGTAATGACATTAGCACGATCAAGCTTCTTGACACCGTAAAAATTCCAACAGAAACAAACAAAGTAAGAATGAGGTTCCGTGCCACCTTTGGTTCAACCCAGATCGGTGCTTTCTCTGTTGTTCCCTTCACATTTATTAGTGCTTCTGCCGGTGTTCCATCAACAGGTTATCAAGCAGGTTTCGTTTCTTCTTTTGGAAGCAATAAGCGTTTTGATGTTATCGGACATCACATTGACACTTACGATCTTGACTTTGAGATCGCAATGCAGGGTCCATTCACAGAGAAATTTGTTGGTGGTCACGCACATCGCCACGTTGACGTAAACAAATACTCAACCTCCAAGACAGGAACCAATAATATTGATAGTGCCGTAGACCGTCCAGAAGCCTACGAATTCAACGTTTCTACCGACACGATCACTATTACCAACAGAGACATTACAAAGCCAAGAACTAATGTCGCCAGAGATGGAATGGCAAAGCGTCCTCTAAACATTGCCAACATCGCTCATTCCACCGCGTCTGACGGCACAAACATCGGCAACTACAACTCTGCTCTTGATGTTGTCGCTACAACCGGTAGAACAGAAAACGATCTATTCTTCAACGACACACCATTCAGCGGAACCGCAGTTGCCTCTACTGTCGTCAGCGGAACTTCTGAATACACCAAACTCGCAAGAACCAGAGTTGGAAACGTCATCGTTCAACGCTTCTCTGCTCCCGGCGATCCCGCAACTATGGGCGACAACCTCGGCGGTCCAGGTTTGGACGCAGCACACGCAGAATTCAGCCCCTACAACGCTTTACCATTTAGAAACCTAACTGTAAGGCTACCTCTACAAACCTTACTCTCAACACGTTCAGAAATAAATGGTTTGACAAGTGGTTCATTCCCTGTCGCCGCAGACTACAGCGGCACCGCTTCATTCCACGGTGTTTACCGCAATAAACTACAAAAGTTGTCCCAAACAGACGCAGCCATTACAACTTCCTCTATTTCCGACAACTTCTACGTTCAGCACCAAATTCCAAGAAATGACCTCCATTATTCTTGGATAACAGGCACAGCCATTACTTACAATAACTTCAATGTAAGAACATCTGGCGATGTTCCTTCCGGCTTTATCGCAGCAGACGGTAAGTATTCTTCTTCTGCTGGTGTAAGTGCCGCCATTACATTCAACACCGCTTCGCAAATAGTCAGTTACGCTACTGCTTCAACTGGAGTTAGAGGTTTTGGATTTGTTGAAGGAGTTTCTGGAAGTTTCGTTGTCGCTGCTGGTTCACAACTCAACACAGGTCTAAACGGCATCAACACAAACGTCATTGATCCATTTGACCTCACTACAATGAACCTTGGTCTTGACTTGACCGCAAGCGTCAGCGAATATCGGAATTCAACGCTAGTAAGTGCAAACATAGTCGCAAGCAACCCTTACTATCTAAACAGCATTCTAACAAATCGCGGTGGCTCATTTGCTGCTTCTTCTTGGGCGCAAGTTCGTCAAAATGATAAGAAGTCTGTTAGAACTTATAAACGATCAAACACTATTTCCCACACTCCAAGAATTGGAGAACCAAGGTTAGTTACTGATCCAATTAACACAAACCTTATTATCAACAATACAGCAACAAGAACTTATTCTTTCGTTGAGCCAGCAGTAGAAATGGATAACAGACCACTTTCTATGTTATTCCAGGCTCCCGGTTCAAACTCTAACATTCTTGTAAACCTTTCGTTGAATAATGAAGTTTCTTACTTCGCCAGCCAAGAACTAAATAATGTTCTTGACCTGCCAAATTTGAGTAAGTCAAAAGTTCAACAAATAAAGAATTTCATCACAAACAACACAAGAATTGAACTAAAGCAAATTCAATTTAGTGATTGCGTTTATCCACCCGCTGCTTATCAAAGCCTTGAAAAGATAAGAGAAAGAGTAAACTTTGACAATAACTTCTGGCGTTCTTCCAGAACAGACAGAAATTTGAAAGGCGCATTGGCTAAAGGTGCTATGGTTTATGGCGGAACTCTAACTGCTATTACACAAAGTTCCTGGGCACTTGATGCCGAAACAAACTTTGAAACCAGAACCACAGAGGCTTATGGAGTTTCTAACTCTACCTCCTCGGATTTCAGAGAAGGCATTCTACAAAACAGTTATTCTCACGTTCATAATGGAACAAAGTCCAGTTTGAGACTTGCTCCTCTTTATTCAAGAAAGCATTTATTAGGTTCTCGTTATTCTTTCACACCTCCAAGCAGCGTTGAAAACAACACTCTTTCTGCTCTCGGCGCTATTGGAACTCATCCAGCACAATTCCCACTAGGCAACGCAAAGATTTTTGCTGGTAATGCTAAGTGGCAAGCAGGAGAAAAGGCTGGCTATTTCAATTCAAACGGCCAACTTATAAGCACACCAGCAGAACCATTCTACGACAACTACAGTCTATTTGCTGAAGATGTAAGACCACATAACCAAGCGTTTACAGTTATTCCAGAATTTAGAATTTCTAACTTTATGGAGTACTACACAAAGAGCAAACAAGGAAATTTCTTATCAGAAAACACAGCCTCGTTTGACATTTTTGGTGTTTGTGCCCTAACTTCAAGCACAACCATTCCATCCAGCAGCGTAGATACAGACTTCTACAAGGTTTATGCTACCTCTGACTTGTTTGAGAACCTTGAAGAAACCCTCAACGAACTTCAAGGGACTATTGAACCAACTGACATCAAACTAAAATTCAAAGGCATAAAGAAATTTATTCCTTACAACGGTTTCTATCCTGCCGAAAGAACTGTTGATTTGGCTACACAATTCTCCAAGTCTTACGGTCAAACAATTTATGTTGCTGGAACCGACACAGGTTCTCTCACCGCAGGACAAGATACTGCCAAACTAAGACCGTTGTTCTCTACCTTGTTTGCTCCTGGCGTTTTGTTCAACACTATTAAGTCAGGCATCGCTGTTGATTATCCGATCTTTACAGGCTCAAAAGAGTTTGTAAGAATTCAAAATGCTGACATAACCGGAGCAACACCTAACGAGACTGTCAATACAACAGGTTCTTTGACTTCTTATTGGATGCTTGGAACAGGCTCCAAGGGAACTGCCGGTTTTGATTTCCGTGTTCCATTTGAAGCCATTTACTCCCCAAGAACCTATATCAAAGATATTAGTTTTACAGATATGGAACCTCACCCAAGTTCTGCACTCAACCTAACCGCAAGTTGGGACGGCAATGGCGATGACCTTTATGAACTTATGGCTAATAACTTCTTGGCCGAAGTGGTTGAATTCTACCTAGAAAAAGGTGAAATGTCGAGTCTTGTTTCAGAGCCAGAATCATCGTTTGGTGGCTTCGTTCCTGGAACTTACTACAACATGCGCGTTAAGATGCGTAGAAGCACAAATGTTCCAAGACAATTCCAAGATAATTTTATAACGCCACAAAATTACTTCTTACAAGCCATTGGGACCATTACACCGCAACTAAAAGAAAACATCACAATGTATTCTCGTCCTTCTGCCTTCGGCCCTCCAATGGCAGGTAGAAGATATGTAGATACAGGTTCTTTACTTCGTGCTGCCAAACCAGATAGTTTGTTTGCTTACGATTGGGCTTACACTCCACCTTATTACTACGGTGAGGCTTGGACCGACATTATTTTCAGCGCATCAAGTACTACTCACACACTTGATGACATTTTTGGTAAAAGCCAAGTTGTTTGTTGGCGAATTGATTCCGGTTCTGGCTGGTCCGCTGGCGCTCTTTATCAGGACACTCCTTATGGAACTTACGCCAATAACTTTGCTATGCAAATAACTTCTTCAATGAATTTGTTTGGTAAAGTTCCTGTTCGTTCTGTTGAATACGATGCCAACGGAAATCCAATAATTATTAGAGATGACAAGCAAAGTAAAGACTTTGTTTGGGTAATTCAACCAAAGTTTGAAACACCAGTTCTAAACTTTACCGGTGCTATTGATTCAAGCGAATTAACTTTACCATTAATTGGCTCCGAGTCGGTTCCAAGAGGAATGTGGCATCAATACGGAACTGTACCAGATTCACCAGAAAAAGGTATCTTTGTTGAAGTCGCACCCATTGAAGATTCTTGGATTAATAAAAGACTAAAAGCATCACTAGACGCTTCTTATCAGAGCATTTACGGTGCCACAAGCAGCATGGGTTCTCTTCTCGACGTTGTTCCTTTCCGTAAGAAAAAGACAAGAGTTGGTAAAATTGCTACTGCTAAAACAGTCTTTGAAGCCGTTGTTGCTATTCCGTTTGTTGAAAGCCAAGGAACTCGCAAGTTCTTTGAACTTAATCGTAGTTTAGCCACAACAGCAAGAAGAATATCTGAAAACCCAAGTTATATTCTTGGAAGCAAAGAACCTATGCCGGATCAATCGCTTATCGATCTATACTCGTCAATGAAGAAATATGTGTTCCCACCAACATTTGATTTCTTCAACTACGAAGAAAATGATGTGAGTTATTCACCAATTTCTATGTATGTCTTTGAATTCTCACACACATTTAGCCAAGAAGACTTGGTTAGAATTTGGCAGAATTTACCACCTCAATTGGGAACAAATGTAGAGTTTGCCGAACAAACTTTGACACACGCCCTGAACGGATTTGGAATTATTGACAGCATAAGAACCCAAGGCATGGACAAGAATTCGGATCTAAAGTGGCTCGTCTTCAAAGTCAAACAAAGAGCAAAGACAAACTTTGAGGATAAGCAACTTGCCAAGAGAGTTCAAGCAGATCCAAGGTTCTCGCAAGTAAATATCAAAGTTGGTAATAGACCAAATCCAGTTGAAGAAAAATATTCTTACAACTGGCCTTATGACAACTTCTCTATCGTTGAATTCGGTAAGTTGGACTTTGAAATTATCGGCAAGCCAGTTCCTGCCGTTCCACCAACCATTGATCGCGTACAATCAATACCCGCAAACACAGTTATAAGATAGGAGGGTGATAAATGCTTCATTCTTCTATTTACTATGGGTGTAAATAATGGCCGGTTTTTTTGACGACAAAGAAGAAGTAATGACCATAGAACTTACCGAATGGGGTAAGTATCTATATTCTATTGGCAAATTCAAACCAAAGTTCTATGCTTTCTCTGATGACGAAGTTTTATACGACGGCTCCTACGCCGGTCTTACTACCGAAGAGCAAAAAGACATTGAAGATAGAGTAATGAATAACACTCCCTATCTCAAACCACACGTTAGACTTACCGAGGCAAAAGGCTATTATCAAGAATACGATTCTGCGACCGACCCAAACTCACAAGTTTACCAAGACCCCCTTGATTCAATGACGCAAGTTGACACTAAAATTGAAAGCAAGGTCGATTTATTATTATCAAAAAATAGTAGATATTCACAAGCGACAAAAGAACTTCGCCATTTAGTGTTGAGTAAACTAGGTACCGTTCGTTCAACTTCACAAGACTATCCAGCATTTGATCTCACAATGATGAGAAGTAAAATATCTTCTTCAACTAATAGTATGTCTTCAAGTTATGGATTTTTGAAAATTCCACAAATAGAAGTTAGTCTAAAGAATATCATAACCATAGTTCCAAGTGGTTCTGTTTTTGTTAGTCGTCTTGATGAAAACAACAATAACAGAGCAGTACTCGGTGTGAATGCTCCTAAAGAAAGCGTAGTATTTGAAGATGGAAGTAAGCTGTATTTTGAAAACAATTTCCTAGCCTTAGACCTTTTCCAAAATGGAGTTGAGTATAAAACAAAGAATTTCAATATTGAAGTATTCCAATACTCTACTGGTTCAAACAGCTACGACTTGAAAAAACTAAAAATGGAAATTGTAAGCGATAACGTTGATGCTGATGGGTTTTTGATTGAAAATTCACCAACAGAAACCGTACCATTTCTGTTGACACAAGCGGATTCAAATAATATCACCACAGGGGAAAACGGCGACTTGTTATCAACGTATTTTGAAGTCCAAATCGATAGACAAATACCAGATGAAGTTGTTTGCGCTCTTTTGAAAGAAATCACCAACCGTGGTGATAATCTCCGACTTGATTATGATATTGAATGCTCAAATAGCGACCTAAGATATGTTGATACCGAATTGAATAGAAATATCGTAGCCCCAGGTGTAGAAATAGCACAAGAGAAGTGCGATGAAGAACAAGGAGGTTCAGGATGCCGCAGTTAGCTTTTGGACTTACAAACTCCAGTAAAACCCTAAGTGGCGGTATTTATGATGCTGCTGATATTGGAAGAGTCGAAGTAAAAGATGATTCGTTGATTGTAGAGTTGGTCTTGACCGATATTATAAAAAGTTATGATACCGACTCTAGCGTTTCAAAAGGACAAGTTTTCTCAAACAATCTGACCGAACGAAACCAGAATAGTATTGCAACATTCTCGGACTTTACACCTACTTCTTCTGAAGAATGTACTAGCCTTTCACCAACGGTCCCAATTCCTCCAACCATAGGACAATCTGATTCCACTCCAGAACCAACAGAAACAGAAACACAACCATCTCAACCGAATCCAAAGGGTTCATCTTTTTTTGAAGAAGAGTGTGATACTTGTTGTCATTCTCCAACAACCAATCCATCACAGGTTTATAATCTTTGCTTGATTACTTCTACAGATCCAACGATTACTTCAATGATAGAAAATGGTTTGATCGATCAAGTCTACAGTTCAATGCCAATACTTCAAACTAAATTTAGTAGAGGCGAACCAGGAGCTTTTTTACAAGAAAATAGCTTATCAGATTTTACAAAAACAAAAATAGCGAGAATAGTAAAATCTGGTTTGATGCCTAACCTTTATGTTACTTTATCTAGTTGGGAACCTTCTTTGCATAATACTGGGGTTAAAAGTAAAACAACTACGGCTTATCAGTTTCAGCAGAAGTTTAATGTTAGAATACCACCAAAATGTGAACATCTTGCATTATTTTTATTTGTAAGATTAGATACTTCCGTTTTTAATGAGGTTTATGGAACTTCAAATTTATCACTTCCACAAGGAGTTTTTACAGGCCCCATAAAAGAATTGAAAGTTTTGGAAAATTTTAATTTTCAAGTAGAAGGAAATGTTATGGTGGACCTGAGAACAATGTTGGCAACCAATATACCAACTGAAAGGAGCGCATCCGGTCGGCTTTATAGCTTCCATCCAAACAAGAACTTACAACCTACAAGAATAGGGAAAATAAAATTACCTTTAGGTAATATTCGTAGTGATAATTTATTAAATAGAATTATAAAAGTGTGTTCAACCTCTATAACTGACGCAATTCAGCAACAACTTTTAATTCCAAAAACCAATTTGCAGAATAAGTTTTGGCTTTCAAAAATTTCAAACACTACAAATATTGCTTTCATAATGTTTAATTATGAACAAATTGTTATGCAAAACTGTTTTATTCAAAACCTAAAATCAAAAGAAGTGTATGCCGATCAAGAAATCGAAGTATTTGAAATCGAAAAAATAGATTTGTTAGATGAGAATGGAAACGAAAAAATAAATTCTACATCTGGGGATAAGTCGCCAACTGGTTCTAGACTACGCAGTTCTTCATACGCAAAAACAAAAATTAATAACGACCCCGAGACTATTAATAGCCAAGGAGGACCAGTAATTTTGTCTAAACTTACTGAACTTCCAAGTCCTTCAAGATCTATAAAATTTATACAAGTTATTGACAGTTCCACCACACCAGGCAAATTTGCTTATAAAATAAATATAAAATTCAAAGATCCTTCAATTATTTTTTTGAAGAATGTAACCGAGAGTTATTTAGAAAGTCTCAACGCAGTAAAAAAAGCTTATTCTATTTTACAATCCAAGAATGGTAAAGAAATTAAAAAGTCTCCAAATCCGGGAGTTGTATTCAGAAATGCAGTAGAAGCTGCAAAAGGCGCAATAGCAAAAGCAAATCAAATTCTTAATATCTTGCCAAGCAATGACTATAATCCGTCTTTGTTTGTCAATTATATGACAGTATTAGCTAACCCTAAAGCAACAAGCGAAGATCATAATGATTTTATCAAAGTCCTAGAAACACTAGGTCATACTTTAACTGGTCTGATACGAAGTGCCGGAATCCCAATCAAAGGTATTGATGATATAGGCTCAACCACAAACAACAATCGTTCCGCTAGTGCAAAACAAAAAGTCTTTATTGATATAGAGTTTCAATCACAAGAATTCTTGGCCGGTTCTGGTACCGGCATTGGCTTCTTAGAAACTGATAACGAAGTAGAACAACAAACCAGGTCAATTATTACTTACGACCAAAGATATCTTAATAATAGAGCAGAAATAGAGTTTTCGAGATTTTGGAACACAGAGAGTGTTAGTGCTTTAAGTTCCGAGGAAGCCATTTTAAGAGAAAAGGCCAAGTTTTTCTTAACTCCCACAAAAATATATGGAGTTGATGAGATAATTGATATTCTTGATGTTCGCAACTTTGACTTCGGCTTTCAGACAAAACTGAAGAAAATGAAGCTAGCTAGACAACAGAAAGCCACAAAATCAAGCAGTTTCTATTCAATATTAGACTCTCTCAGTAATTTACCGGCTTCCTTCCAGGTAGTTCCTACAGAATATGATTTTATAGATGGAAAACAAGATATGGTTGTTTCGTTACCAATATCTAACAATTATCTAAAGAACCATAGTGGCTTTACAGATAGCAATATAGATACAGTCAAAAACAAAAGTAAACAAATAAATGAATTTATGTCTAATGACGACAAGATTGTTTCTGCCATTGAAGGTACTTTCGTAGATGGTTTTGAGAAAGTAGGAAAAGGAACGATTAAAGAAAGAATTGATTCAACGACAACATTGGAAGACATTGTGGACAGAAGCAGTATTTCAAGTCTTCCTCCATCATTGCAAGCTTATAAACGTCGTACTTCTGGAGCTTCTAAGATGTCTACATTTGTTCAACAAAATGGTACTTTATCTGACCCTTCAAATAAGATATTCTTGAATAACTTTTTTGGACTTGTTGCTAAAATTGAATATCTTTCTTTCAAACCAACAAACTTGAATTCTGCTGAATGGAACGAACTAAATACAAGTATTTTGGAATCAAACAGAAATTTGTTCTGTAGATTACGGCTTGTAAGTAATTCTCTACTTAGACTCGGGCAGGAAGAGATAGAAATTTATAATGAATATTTTGTTTTAGAAAATACAAAGTTGAAACGCACAACAATGTCCGAAAGAGCAAGTATCAAGCCAATTAGAATGCTTGGGATACAAAACCTATCAAAGTCTGAAAAGAGCATCGGGAATAGGATACAAGCTATTATGAACCAAAGAACTACTTATGATAGTGGCTCGCCCGTTGCGTACACGAATATAATACACTAAGATGAAAGCATCCCAAAGATTCATTTTTGTAAATGATAATAACTATAAGAAGTCTTCATTACCGACTATAGGTTCTATTGAAAAGAATAGAATTTATAGGAATATTACTGATAGATTTAGACAAGTTATTGGAAATTACTGGTATCCAAAGAAACCAAATGGGCGTCCAATAGATGTAGATAACCTTGATGGACAAAAAGGTTCGCTAGCTTGGAACGAGAAAAAAGATTTTCCTTTTGATATCAAGTTGGGAAAGACCTATACATTTTCCACTTATAAAACCATTCCAACAGTAATTAAGACCACTACGGTAACTCTGGTTGCGGATAGAATTTTCGGACCATACCCAGACTGTATTGAATGTTGGAATAGATATCTTTATGGTTACAACCCTTATGTTGAAAACCCAACTACTTTTGATACAGTATTTGGTTACGAACCTTTAAAGATACAAGAAATAGAATCGTCTTTTACAATTGAAGACCAAACATTGGCATCCGATCCAGAAAAACAAACAAAAGTTGGTGCTTTTACACCATTATCTATGTTACTGTTAACTGATGCTGGCTTACCAACGACCCAAAGATTAAATGAAATCGGGATAGACCTAACATATCTTTCTTACGGAAAGAAACTATCTGATGCTATCACTAAACTAACTACGGACATTAATGCTAGTATTGGAGCCGTGCAAATTGAGGTACCAGCAATATTATCATATACTGCAAAATTGTTTAGAGATGGATACTTTGACAACCCAATAGCTATTGTAAACGAACAAGAACAAAACCTAGATAGAGAAGCAGACTTTCAACATAATGCAGATGTTGAATTTGTTCACAACTTCTCGGCTAAAGAATATGAGAAAGCTATAAGTGAAGATACTCCACAGTTAGGGCTTAATCAACTTGGAGGAGAAACCAAGCTAGCTAATATGTATGAACATATCCTCAATAATAAACTACAACCAGTAATAATAAAACTGAGAAGGGAAAAGGATTGTTTTGTACAGAATTTAGCCCTCTTTTTCAGAAACTCCAAGTTTGATTCAAAAGTTATCTACGTCTTAGCTGAAACTCTACCACTTATCAATAAATTCTATCCTTTTCAGGAGATGATGCCATATTACTCCAGAATCAATTTTAGAACTCAACCAACAGGGCCAATAGCTGGTTCTGTTGAAGAAACAAAAACAGATGGTATCTTGTTGCGTTATTTGCAAGAGACAGTAAAAATAGATACACCTAAAATACGCTTACTGAAACAGACCTTGGGTAAGAATCTAAGAAGTCGTGCTATTTCATATTTACTTGAAGAAGATAGCCGTTTTGCTTATATAAAATCTTGGGGTTTTTACGAATGGATATTGAAACTGGGAGAGAGGATAGACAATTCTCGTTTGTTCGGTAGACCTATCGCTGCACCACAGGCATTAGACAGTATTATCCTAAATAACCAAACTCTTGCTGCAAGAATGATGGGTGCAGATCCGCGACTACCAGATTCCTATTATGCTGTTTCAACTGCTGCGCTGCACGCAAAAGTAGCAAATATTATTAAATTATACTCTAGAAGTTATCCTCAACTTTTAAAAGGTGAGATGCCTTATAAAGAAACTATTGCTTACAAGATAGCAAAATATGCTAATGTTTCCGCCCCATTGACAACTTCAACAAATGAAATTTTAAATACAACTTTGTATCAGACTCTGTATCAAGAAGGAATTATAACACCATTTGGTACTGCAACTCCTGTACAAGAAATTTGGTTCTTTAACTCTTCTAAGGAAGAAGTTATCAATTATGTAGATACTCAAATAATGAGCGACAGGTTCTACACTTATGTAATATATTCTTATCTTTTGGTCCTAGAGAGTGATTATTACTACACTAATGTTGGTAACGCTAAACCTCCGTGTGATGATAAAGTATTGGATTTTGAACCGGCCAATGTTCCTTTACAAGAACAACCAGTTCCTTCGTTCCCCGAAGCTCCTACTCCACCACCAGTATCCCCTGAACCAATAGATCCGGGTTTTGATAATACACCTGTTGCACCACCTTTAAGACCGGTTGTGACGATACCAGGTAGTCCGATTAGAGGGACAACAGTACCTGGTTTTGGTCAGGCCGGTCGTGAGCCTGGAGATGCAGGTGCTGGTGGAGGCCCACAAGGTCTTGGTCCTGGTGTTGGGCAAATTGGCTAATAACGAAGTAATTAAATAGGAATTTAATAATGGCTACAAGTTATCAATTCATTACAGAAATGGCAAAGTTTTATATTGATGCTCTAAGGTCTGGGCTACCATATAACTTTGCTTACGATATTTCTTTAGCCAATGCAGCAAGAACTTACCAATTTTCTTGCGCTCCACTAACACAAGAATTAAAACTACAACTTTTAATAAATCCAAATGGATGTACAAACACAATTGAAAGCCAATCAGGTCTTGGAGGATACCAAGGTCAAGGTAATTTACCAGTTGAAATTTCCAGAATGATAACCATAATGGGAATTGATGCTACCCAACAAAGACTAACAGAATTGTTCGTTAGTTGTTTGGATGGAACATTCGTCCAAAATGGTTTTGATGAAACAGTTATAAATTCTATAATTCAAAAATTCTTATCCTATATTCAAAAAGGTTGCCTTACCACAAGACTAATATGCGACTGCAATGATTCTTCTAAAGACCCTTGCAGAGTTATTACTTCTATTTCAACTGGACGAAACGTAAGATACGATACTGGACCCAACTTTGCGGAAATAGACGAACAACTTACGAATAGAGTAGAAAACTTATTATTAAATAAAACTGGTAAAAACTTTGAAATAGAAAACCTTACTGTTGGCGAAATAAATCAAATTGAACAAACATTTATTGATGTTTTGAATATACTTTATTCAAATAATAGAATTTCAACTGATCCAAACTCTGGTGCGCCTGCTGCTATCATAAGAGATTTTTTTGACCAAGCAAGACAATTTAATAGAACAACGCAAACCAGAGGCTTCTCAGGCACAGATTTTATTGTACTTCTTGCTTTAATAAATTCTAATGGTCAATTTCCAAGGATTTCTTCGCTTTATAGCAGAATGGTAAGTCAAATAGGAAATATATTTAGACCATTGATAAACATAAGAGTCCAACCAGGCTCTTTTGAGGCAAGACCAGATTACAGCACTAATTCAATAATGTTTAGTAGTGTTTTGGAATTTGAGACTAAAAACGTTGATTGCAAACCAGAAGAGTACCCATATTTGGGCGACGATTCAAAAATACAACAAATTTGTGAATGTCCACCTCCTCAAAGTCCAAAAGTTTGTAGAACTTCGTTTTTAGCAAATGTTGTCCCGAATCCAATAATTTATGAAGTACCCTTCTTTTATGCTTCTGGAAAAGCAACAGCAGAATTACCAACCCCTCCAGATGTGCAGTTTATACCTTACAAAGATGTGGATAGCACTATTTTGATAAATCTGAACACAATGGCAGGAAGATATACAACAAAGTTTGTTCCTATTACCGGAAAAGACCAAGAATATGTTAGTTCATTAGCTAGTTCAAGAGGAGTTGCAGTAGACTCATTGTTTGACTTTGAAGGAGATCCAGATGTTCAATACTATGAAGCTTTCAGAATTGACAAGCATCCAATGTCATATGAAGATTTCCAGCAAGCGACCGTATTCAAGTTTATCAACTACCGTGAAGGTCTAAATAGAAGCAAAAACGTTTCAGTATTTAGGGATATTGATATTAGAGCATATTCTAATGGTATTTCACAAGAACACAGCATATCACCAAACAAAAAATATTATTACACATTCAGAACAGTAGATGTAAACAATAACATTTCTAACCCTTCAAAGGTGTTTGAGCTTGAAATGATAAATAATGGTGGAGCAATATTCCCCGTTATAAGAGTTGTGGACTTTGCTAAACCTATAGCTAGCGCAGAGAAGGTAGAAATGAGAAGGTTGTTTATGATGTCTCCAACTCGTCAGCAAACCGATATTTATTCTTCCACTCTAGAGTTGGTAGAAAACTACGGAGTTCGTACAGCAAGAGAAGCGATACGAAGCTTGAAGCTGGCATCTAATGTGGAAAATCCAATTTGGGATAAGAAATTCAAAATTAGGTTTACCTCACTAGATACTGGAAGAATGCTAGATATCAATGTTGTACCGACAATTGAAGTAATTGATCCTGTTGAAAAATGTGGTCCTGGTACTACTAACACAGATAGTATCGGTCAGGTTCTAGATACTTTCTATAGCCAGGTTACTACTGGTATGAATACCCCGATCTAAAACAAATACCAAGACAACACAGTTTATTGACGCTTCACATAGAGGCTTTATTTATGAACAATACTATTTATAAAGTGAGGAGATAAAATGGCATTTTTAGATAATTCAGGCGACATTATTCTTGACGCTGTATTGACCGATGTTGGTCGTATGAGATTAGCAAGAGGCGATGGTAGTTTCCAGATTACCGCATTTGCACTTGGAGATGACGAAATTGATTATTCGTTGTACAATGCAAACCATCCAAGCGGCTCTGCTTACTACGATCTATCTATCAAGCAAACTCCTATTCTAGAGTCTTTCACAAACAATGCTTCTTTTATGAAGTCAAAACTTATGTCCATCAACCGCTTTGATTTATTTTATCTCCCCGTCTTAAAACTTAACCAGTTGGTGGCCGGAACCGCTAAACATTCAAGTGGTGTCTTTGTAATTCCAGTTGATAATACTACATCAACAAATGCATCACTTCAAAATGCTACTGGTATTCTGAATGGTTTTAACCCGTCAATTGCTAATAATTATATCAGAATTGACCAAGGTATTGATAACTCCGCTCAACCTCCTACTATTGAGTTACCACCATCCTTGAAAGAAACACAATATGCCATCAGAATGCACAATGACTTAGGTTCTATCTATTCCCCTTCAGCTAACGGTGGTCAAGGTTTAGCTAGACCAAGCTCAATCGATGATGATGGAATTGCAACTTATTTCTTCTCACTAACCGCAAATAATACATTTGTTATCACAAATACAGATACTTCTACCAATTCAAATGTTCAAGTTATTGCTGGTTCAAGAGGAACAATTTTGAGCTTTAAGATCGCTGCTAGCGAGAACCTAAGAAGTTCTTATTCACTATTTACAGAACTTGGTGGTTCTGGCCTCACCGTTAATGGTGTAACTTCACTTCGCTACATTGATACATTCGTTGAGATCGAAGGTGTTACAACCGGATACAAGATCGAAATCCCAGTTAGATATATCAAAGCTTGATAAAAGGATAAAACAAAATGGCAAGTGTCTATAAATCATTTACTTCTAATGATATAACAAATACTAGAACTCTACTCCATGAGTCGATTCCTATTACTGGTTCGATTATCTCTGGAACTTACGCTAGTGATTCTAACATCAAGTCATTCTCACACGGAATGTTTCAGTCCGTTTATGACTATCCTTATCTATCATCGTCAGCTAATCACATTTTTGATGTGTCTTTGGGTATTAGCCCAGCGTGGACTTCTTACTCTGGCGTCACTACTCAACAAGCAAAGAAGGGAGCCATTTATAATCAAATGGCCCAAGTTCTCGTTGGTTTTGACGAAACCGGTTCTGTTCGCCAGTTCGATCAAGATGGTGATCTAACTTCTGGTGATAAAATCAATAGTGCTTTCGTAATGAGCCTTTCTCGTCTTCTAACCAAGGACGAAATAAAGAAGGGCACATTCTCTATGGAACTTGCTGTTACAGGCACTTACAGCGCCCCAGCAAGCTTTGCAAACCGAATCATTATTACAGATTCGGGTGCTGCTACAACTTACCGCGTCAATTCTCCTGCTGGTGAGTATGGTGTTCTTTACGCTTCCAACTCTGCCGGAACTTGCTTTGCTGATGCGACCAAGCAAGCCGGTGGTGCTTCAGCACAACCTGTAGGCTTGATTTATTACCAAGCCGGTGTCGTTGTTTTAAATGCTCTACAGCTATTCTACAACAGCGCAAATGGTGGTATCCTTTCTTCATCAATGACCGCTGGCTCAGTCTCAGGTTCTGGTGCGAACTTCTCAACCATAGCAACAGCACAAACAATCGATTCTGGTTCTGCTTTCTTGCGTAACCGCATCTATAACATTTCGTTCAATAACACCACAGAACTAAACTCTACTGTCTATTTCTGCCGTGTCAACCATAACGAGTTTAACTATAGCGCAAACCCAACTTATCTCACAGGTAGCCAGATTCGCGTCAAGACACGCAGAACAGACCCACCAGTTGCTTATATTACTTCTGTTGGTATGTACTCTGCTGACCGCGAACTTCTTGCTGTCGCCAAGCTTTCCGAGCCACTTCGCAAAGACCCAAGCAACGAACTCACCCTAAGAGTCCGACTAGACTACTGATAAAGGGGCGTGAGTTGTGTATCTTTACAAATTCAAAGAAACAGACTTATTTGTAAACCAGATAGAGGCTCAAATAAAACAAGAGTTCTTTATCCACAACACACACGTTTATTATAATAAGAAAGGGTTACAGTCAGGTTCCTTCGCCGCAAGTGTGGTTGGGCCTACTGGAACCCTTTCGTTGTTTGAGGAAAATGTAGATAGAAATGCTACAACTGGTCTTATTTATCCTTACACAGTAAAGACAGACCAAGCCGTTGCTTTCCGCGAAACCAGCGACACTCAATTCGCTACTGCCTATGGTGTAGGACAAGTTATTACAGGAACTTATCCAATAACTTCTTCCATCACTCGCCAGTTCTTTGCTGCGAATAGTGATAGACCAAGAATAAGTGCTTTGAGAAACACTTTGGACTTTTATAAGGTAAAGTCAAGACATTACATTTACAACTCTACTCTTGGAAATAAAAGCACACAAGAGATAAACCTTATCTCCATTCCAAATATTTTCTATGGCTCAAAACTAAAGAAGAGGAGCCTTAGCCTAAAATTCTTCGTAACTGGAACTCTAATAGGAGAACTACAAGATGTCAGAGGAAATGGAGAAATGGTTCAAGTCGGGCCTTCTGGTTCTGGTGGTTCTGGTTCCGTTGCTGGGGTGGCTCTCTATGATGAAGGATTTATTCTTCTTACTGGTTCTTGGGACATCGCAGGTTATGCCCTAGACTACCCAGACGCTTCACCAAGCGCAGACCAACCAAAGTGGATTTATTTTGGTTCAGGAATGAACGACGGAACTGCTGTTGGGGCCGAGGTTTCCTCCAGTTATAGCGTTGAGTTTGAAGCAATAAATTACGTTCCTTCGGTCACTATGCTTTGCGCTGCTCCACTTGGCGAGTTAGATTTTAGTAATAACCCAACTTATCTACAATATACACAAAGGCAAAACCGTTCTGCTTCTGTGTCGGATACAAGGTTTATAGAACACACTTTAGACATAAAGAATACTATCTCTTCTTCTTATCTTACACAAACTGCCAGTTTTGAGAAGCAAACATTCATCACAAAAATCGCCATTTATGACGAAAATGAAAACATTATTGGCATCGCAAAACTCGCAAAACCAGTTAGAAAAACATTAGATAGAGAATACACTTTCAAACTGAAAATGGACTTCTGATGATCCTCGGTTTAGATATCTCAACAAGCATAACCGGCTACACAGTAATAGATGAAAATGGAAGAATTGTTCTAAACGAAGCTTGGAACTTTACAAACAAGAACAAGTTTGAATCTATCTTCCAGAAAGCCGCTTATGTAAAGAAGCAAATAACAGAATTGAGCCAAAAGCATCAGATCAAGAAAGTTTATATTGAGAAGTCGCTACAGTCATTTAGCACGGGTTTTTCATCTGCTAAAACTTTGTCAACGCTGGCTTCATTCAACGGTGTAGTTAGCTGGATTTGTTTTGAGGTTTTCGGACACGAACCTCAATATATCGCAGCTACATCGGCCAGAAAGACCTGTGGAATCAAAATAGAAAAAGGCGTAAAAGCAAAAGAGGTTGTGCTGAAGCATTTGATAGACAACGAGCCGTCGTTCGTGTTATGCTTAACGAGAACAGGTTCAGTCAAGCCAGAATCTTACGACAAGGCTGACTCCATCATTATTGCTAAAGCAGGTTTCTTATGCGAACAAAACTCCAAATCCTAACCGATGTTCTTGGAACTCCACGACGTTCCAGCCAAGAATATCTTTTCAAATGTCCTTTCTGTAAGCACCACAAGCACAAATTAAGCGTCAACATTGAGAAAGGCGTCTATAAGTGTTGGATCTGTGATTCGGTCGGCAAGCAACTTGGTCGCATCGTGCGTCAGTTCGGTTCATTTGAAGCAAGGCAAGAATGGGCGCATTACGATAACGATGTTGATCTATCCAAGTTTGAAGAACTATTCTTGGAAACAAAGCCCCAACTTGAAACTATCATCAAACTTCCAGAGGAGTTTGAATCGCTTGCGAACAGAAACCTTATTGAAGGCTCTGAAAAGCCTCTACGCTACCTTTATGAGCGAGGTTTGACCCGTGCCGACATTCTGCGCTGGAAGATAGGCTGGTGCCCTTCTGGACCCTATTACGACCGCATTATCATTCCTTCTTTCAACAACGATGGATGGGTGAACTACTTTATCTCTCGTTCGTTCACAAACGCATTTCCAAAGTACAAAAACCCACAAGCCTCAAAGAACATTATTTTCAACGAACTTTCTATTGACTGGACTCAACCAATAACAATTGTTGAAGGCGTGTTTGACGCTATCAAAGCCGAAAACGCTGTGCCTTTGCTTGGTTCCACAATGACCGAGAACTCAAAGTTGCTGAAAGAAATAATCAATAGAAACTCTACGGTTTATCTTGCTCTTGACGGTGATGCCAAAGAGAAAGAAATGGATATTCTTGAAATGCTTTTGTCCTATGGAAACCAAGTTTATCTTGTTGATACAGACGGATTCAAGGACGTTGGCGAAATGACGAAGCAAGACTTTTTGGAACGCAAAAAGGAAGCCTCTTTTATTGATCAATCAAACTATTTACTTACGAAAATGTTTAGTTTCTAAACTAAAGAGGTAAATATGAAAATAACTGAATCCCGTTTAAGAGAATTGGTAATTGAAGCTCTTGGTCCAACTATGGAAGAAATTATGAAAGAGATGGGTATGGAAGACACCGGAACTAACTATCACGGTGAAAAACTTCCTCCACCTGATATGCTTGGAGATCCAGATTACGAAGGTGAAATGGCCCGTGTGGAACTTCATAGAGCCTCCAAGTACGCTTGCGAACTTACAGATATGTTGAAGAATACTGACCAACTCCCAGCCTGGATTCAATCAAAAATCTCAAAAGCCTCTGATTATTTGACAGTCGCCAGAAATTATCTCGTTGATCGTATTGAGATAAATAAACGTGATGGTAATAAGCACGGTAAACACCACGATAAGTCAGTAGAAACTGGTGATATTGAAATTCATATTGACGATATGGACGAGGAATGAGAAGATGTTTATTGATCCAAAATTACTTGAAGAAATAATCAGAGAAGAACTTGAAGTTGTTCTTATTGAAAGAATCAAGAAAGTAAAAGGAGGATACAAAGTTTTCTCTAAACGTGGAAATAAACCCTTATCCAAGAAACCCAAGTCCAGAAAAGCGGCACAAGCCCAATTAGCTGCTGTTGAGATTAGCAAAGCAAAAAGAAAGAAAATGGAAGAACAAGCTTCTCCAATCACGACTACTCTAACTCCAGTCCAGTAGCAGACCAAAAAGTTTATTGAAATGCTTTCTAATAACTTCGTCCAACAAAGCTAGTTTAAACCAAGCAGAGATTAATCTAGCTATTAAGGATCTTCACTCACAAGTAACTTCTATCAAAGCTCCTTGACCTCCTTAACTCCGTGTGCTATATTTAGAACCTAAACCGGAGAACCTGTGAGCATTCGTATCGCCCACATTTCGGACACGCACATCCGAAATTATAAATACCATTATGAATACCGAGCGGCATTCCAAGACCTTTATGAGAAGTTGAAGAGCAATAAGGTAGATGTTATCGTCCATTGCGGGGATATCGCTCACACAAAGACCCAACTCTCACCAGAGTTTTTTGATTTGGCTTCGGACTTTCTAACGAACCTCGCCAACATCGCACCGACTTATGTTATTCTCGGCAACCACGACGGGAACCTGAAGAACTCTAACCGTCAAGACGCCATTACGCCAATAGTCCAGGCTCTAACCAACCCTAACCTTCATCTGTTAAAGAACTCGGGTGAGGTGGTTCATAACGAACTACTTACATTCAACGTCTTGTCGGTCTTTGATGAAGAACGCTGGACTAAACCATCCGATCCCTCCAAGATCAACATTGCTCTTTATCACGGAGCAGTTGCCGGTGTAAAGACCGACATTGGTTGGACGATGCAAGAGGGCGACCATGATATTAGTGTTTTTTCTGATCACGACTATGCTTTTCTTGGCGATATTCACAAAACCAACCAAATTTTAGATCAAGATGGTCGCGTTCGTTATCCAGGTTCTACTATTCAGCAGAATTTCGGGGAAACAAACGACAAGGGTTTTTTGCTTTGGGACATTCGCGGCAAAGATGACTTTGACTGCGAACACATCCAAATTCACAACCCAAGACCATTTATTACTATTCCACTTGACGCCAAGGGACAACTACCAAAGAAACTTGATGTTCCTGACGGCGCAAGGGTTAGAATTTCTTGCACCTCAAATTTGACCGTTCAACAAATGCATCGTGCAGTTGACCTGGTAAAGCACAAGTTCAAACCAGAAACAGTCACGTTCCTTTCTCGCGCTGATAACCCGCAACGGCTTCAAGAAGCAAGTGTCTCTAACATTACAAAGGAGAACTTGCGTGATCCAGTTGTTTTGGAGAGGTTTATTCGCGAGTACTTGAAGGACTTTGAGTGTAGCGAAGACATTATCCAGAAGGTTCTAACTCTAAACAAAAAGTACTCTACTATCGTAGAGGAAACCGAAGAAGTTTCTCGCAACATCAACTGGGCTATTCATTCGTTAGAATGGAACAACCTATTCAACTATGGCGAGGAAAATAAAATCAACTTTGCTGATCTATCCGGCATTGTTGGAATTTTTGGTAAGAACTTTTCTGGTAAGTCCAGCATTATTGATTCGTTGCTTTTCACCATCTTCAACACAACCTCAAAGAACGAAAGAAAGAACATCAACGTTATCAACCAACAAAGAAACGCTGCTTCTGCTGTTGCTCGCATTGCTATCAACACCGACATTTACACTATTGAACGTAGTCTTATCAGACACAAGAAAAAGGTAAAGGGCGAAACCGTTGAAGAAGCAAAGACAGATCTGAATTTCTACAAAGAATGCACGGTTTCTAATGTCCGAGAAAGCCTGAACGGTCTTTCCCGCGTTGAGACAGACCACAACATTCGTCGTGTTTTCGGCACTATTGATGACTTCCTGAATACTTCTATGTCCAGCCAACTTGACGGACTTTCATTTGTTCGTGAAGGAAGCACCCGACGTAAAGAGATCATCGCCAAGTTCCTTGACTTGGAAATTTTTGAGATGAAATTCAAGCTTGCGAAGGAAGATAGTGCCGATCTAAAAGGTGCCCTCCGTCGTTTGGAAGGTCGCAATTTCGATCAAGAGATCGAAACCGCAAGAGAAGAACTAACCGAAAGCGAAAAGTTGTTGTCCGAAGCCACTTCTCGTTGTAAGAGTCTAGAAGAACAGATCGAGCAGATCGAAGAAGAAATGAGAGAACTGGAAAGCAAGATCAATTCTTCCTCCACAGAGGTTATTGATGGAGCAGAACTACGCAACCTTATTTCCAGTAAGTCATTACGACACCTTACAACATTGGGTCAAATAGAAGAAAACCAAAAGCAACTAACAGAAAAGAAAGCCCTTCTACAAAAAGTAGATTCTTTCTTGGAGGTCTTTGACTACAAGGCATTAGTTCTTCGTAAGAGCAGCGTTGATTCTTTGCGAACCGAGATTGCTTCTTTGGAAAGAGAAATCAAACTCGCCAGCAGTAAGTCAACCTTGCTTGAAGGCATCCCTTGCGGAACTCAATTCCCAAAGTGTAAGTTTATCCGAGATGCGACAGAAACTATTGAAACCATTGAAGGCAAGAAACAAAACCTCAATAGTTTGTCCGACAAACTCACAGAGCATAAACCGGACTCTATTGCTGGCGACTTGGAAAAGTACAATTCAATTGTTTCCAAGAAAGAAGAACTAACCAGAGAAATCAAAGACATAGAATTTTGGATTGAACGTGGAACTTTTGAATCAGACAAGCTTCAAACAGAAATAGAAGCACTACAAGAGAAACAAGAACTCTACGAACAAACAAAAGAACAAATAAAGAACACTCAAGGTCTAATGCTTGCTTTGAATAAACTAAAAGCCAAGAGGGCAGACCTTCGCGACGTTCAGCAAGACTGCGCTGGTAAGTTGGTTATTTACAACCGCAAGATAGGTTCAGCAGAACAAAAGTTGGAGATGCTTACCTCTCAACAAGAAGAACTAAACGCTCTCCGCGCAGAGTTTTCTGCTTATGAATTGTTTATGCGTTGTATGCATTCAAACGGAATTGCTTACGACATTATCAAGAGACAACTGCCTATTATCAACGAAGAAATAACCAAAATTCTTTCCAACCTAACCGAGTTCAATGTTTTCTTTGAAGAGGACGGAGATAAGTTAGAAATTCAAATAAAGCACGTTGACCAAGACCCTCGGCCATTATCTATGGCTTCTGGTGCTGAAAAGACAATGGCCGCTATGGCTATTCGCTTGGCTCTTCTCCAAGTTTCTAACCTTCCAAAGTCGGACATTATGATTCTTGACGAACCAGGAACCGCACTTGATGAAAACCACCTTCAGACCTTCACACAACTATTAGACATTCTAAAAAGTCAATTCAAGACCATTCTTGTTATTTCCCACTTGGATAGTCTAAAAGATGTTGTTGACACAACAATAGACATTGATAATAAAGAAGGTTTCGCTTTCGTCAGTCAATAAACTATTTACGTTATGATGCTACTAATAGAAATAATCAAAAGTTTTGCTTTTAGCGTAAACCTTTCCTCCGCTTTCTCCTTTGTAAAGAAATATTGGCGTGAACTCCTTATCTTGGGTCTTTTGGTAGGTTTCTGGTTTTATTCAGCAACCCAAAAAAGCCAAATGGCCCAAGTTTATGAAGACTTGGTAGAAGCCCAACAAGCCGAACTGAAACAAATAGAAAAGATAAACAAAGAAGAAATAGCAAAGAGAGAAGAAACTATTGCTAAATTCCAAAAGCAACTTGACGAAGAATTCGCAAGACACCAAAAAGAAATTGATGTCTTGAAGAAGCAAAAGTCTAAAAGAGTTGATGAGGTAATAAAAGACAGAAACCAGAAGCCAGAGAAAGTAGCAGACGCAATAATAAACATTTACGGATTTGAATATGTTGAATAAAGCATTCCTTTTACTTGCCCTTCTAATTCCAACCAACTCTTATGCTGGTGAAGGAAAATTTACATTTGTCCCACAAGGCGGCGTTGTTCCGTTCCAAGCAACTTGCTTTGATGACTTCGCAACCGCCACCATTATCACAGAGAGAGAAAGCAAAGAACGTGAATTCAAAATCGAAATTGATAATGTTATAAACGTAGCCAAAATTGAATGCGACCAAAGAGTAGAACTTCAGGAGATAATGGCTAAAGCACAAGAGCAACGACTAACTGTTGCTATTGAGAGCAAAGACAAACAGATCACAGAACTAACCCAAAGGCTCTCAAAGTTAGAAAAAAGAAACATTCCTCTTTTCGTTGTTGCCGGTGTAGTTGCTGGTGTCATTATTGGAGGCGGCATTACATTTACTATCGCTACAGCAGTAGGAAACTGATAATGGAAAAGCCAAAATTAGACTGGAACGACATCGCTCGTTATGAACAAGCAATAGGCAAGAAGTACGGCCAAGAAGCAGTAGATAACATTAGAGGCTACTGGAACGACCAGAAAGAAGAAACCTATCTACAACAACTCAAAGCCCTAAAGCAAAAAGACCTTGACACTTGGGACAAAGAGCGAAAAGTAGAGAGTAATGGGTTTTTTATTACAGAAAAACTACTTACTAGAGAAACTTCCTATGTTCCTTGTCCCGTTTGTTCCAAAGCAGAGAACAACGCAAAAGATGACTTCTGTTTGAAGAAATTTGAGTGTTGTTTTGACTGCTACATTCAATGGGTAGAAGATAGAGAAGAAAGATGGAAAACAGGCTGGAGGCCCAATAAAAATGGCAACAATTCTTGAAGTAGTGCAAGCAATCTCACAAATCGTTGGTGAAATGGGCTATGACGGTGCAAAGACCCGAAGCGGTGAGCCAGTCAAGATCGGCCTAAGAAGAGAAGAAGGAAACCCTCTTCTTGATAAAAGAGTAATGGATGGTTTCGGTGTAAAATTCGCTGGCGACCAATTGATCGTCACTTACCACTCCGAAATAATGCTAAACGAAATTTACAAGGGAAACCTTGAGTCTGAAGTTGAGCAACGCATCCAAGAAGTCGTGAACTTTATCAAGAAAGAATACAAGGGAACAGCAAAGGCAAAAGGTTCTTTGACCCTCACTCCTATCGGAGAGGTGAAGGTTCGTGCTGAAAACTCTTCTCGCGTCCGCTACTGGGTCACAGCACACAGAGCCTACCAGATCAAGGCCGAAGGTGTCGATCCCGTAAAGGCAGAGTCAAAAGATTCAGTTGAAGCCAAGTTCAAGCAATTTATTGAACTCGGTGGTCTTGGCGGGAAGAGGCCACAAAACGACACAAGAAAGGTCTGATGCCGCCCGCCCTAACGAAACAGGAGATCCTAAAAGAAATAGTCAAGTCCGGTAAAGATGCTGTCTATTTCATCAACTCTTATTGTAAGATCTCCCACCCTCAACGCGGGCTTATTCCATTTGAACTTTATGACTTCCAGAAGGAAGCAATTCAAGACTTCAACGACTATCGTTTCAACGTCGTTCTCAAAGCCAGGCAATTAGGTTTCTCCACCGTAACGGCGGCCTACATTGCTTGGCTTTTGCTTTTTCATCGCGATAAGAACGTTCTTGTTGTCGCAACCAAATTTACCGTTGCTTCTAACTTGGTCAAGAAGGTCAAGAACATTGTTCAGAACCTTCCAGCGTGGCTAAAGATAGCAAACATAAAAGCAGATAATAGAAGCTCATTAGAACTCACAAATGGTTCCCAGGTAAAGGCTTCTTCTACCTCTGGTGATGCCGGTCGTTCAGAAGCACTCTCTTTGCTTGTAATAGACGAGGCTGCGTTCGTTGAAGGACTAGACGAACTATGGACCGGTCTTTATCCTACACTATCTACTGGTGGTCGCTGCATTGCTCTATCAAGTCCTAATGGTGTTGGTAACTGGTTCCACAAAACTTACTCTGATGCCGAAACAGGAAAGAACGACTTTCACCCTATCAACTTACCTTGGACTGTCCATCCCGAAAGAGATCAAGCCTGGTTTGATAGAGAGACAAGAAATATGTCTCCTCGTCAGATCGCACAGGAATTAGAATGTTCATTCAACTCGTCAGGCGAAAATGTCATCAGTTCAGAGCATCTATCCAGAATTGATTCTGAAATAAGAGAACCATTGTTTAGAACTGGCTTTGATAGAAACCTCTGGCTATGGGAGCAATATGATACAAACAGCACTTATCTTCTGGTTGCTGATGTCGCAAGAGGCGACGGTGCTGATAATTCAGTTTTCCATCTTACAAAGCTGGAAACAATGGAAGTTATTGGCGAATATCAAGGCAAGCCAACCCTTAGCGACTTTGCCTATCTATTGAATAACACAGGCAGAGAATTTGGTAATTGCCTTTTGGTAGTAGAAAATAACTCTTTAGGCATTTCTGTACTTGAAAAGTTAAAAGAAATGAGTTATCCTAATCTTTACCATTCAACAAAAGGTTCACACGAATTTGTAGAAGCTTCCGAATTTTATGACAGCGATAGAATTGTCCCTGGTTTTACAACCTCTTCAAAGACAAGGCCACTCGTTATCGCAAAGATGGAAGAGTTCATTAGAAATAGACATATCAAGTTTTATTCTTCAAGGCTCGCTGCCGAATTCAAAACATTTATTTGGGTTGATAACAGGGCACAAGCGATGCGTTCTTACCACGACGATCTAGTTATGTCATTAGCGATTAGCTGCTGGGTCAAAGACACGGCGCTTACCGTCAACGTAAGAGAAATAGAATACAAGAAAGCTATGGTAAATTCTATGGTGTCTACAAATAGCGTTTTCGTTACATCGATCCCAGGCATGAAAGGCCACAATATAAAAGGCTTCAAACAAGAAACTTGGGATAGAGCTATGGAACAGAAACAATATAGTTGGATATTAGGCTAAAGGGCTAAAAAATGGCAAAACAAGATAAGAATCCAAGAAACCCAGCAACTGACTTATTCCAGAGACTAACTAAAGTTTTCTCTGGTCCAATGGTCAACTACAGAACACAGTCCACCAGACGACTTCGCAGATCGTTAATGGACAAGTACTCTTCGCAGTTCCGTTCTGCTTCGGGTCAACAGTTCAAGCGTTCACAACTTTACGCATTCTCAAATATGCAGAATGCTATTATGATCAACCACAACCGCTCCGAGCGTTATGTGGATTTTGATCAAATGGAATACACACCCGAAATTGCGTCTGCTCTAGACATCTACGCAGATGAAATGACCACCTACTCGGCCCTTCAGCCAATGTTGAATATCAAGTGCCGTAATGAAGAAATCAAAGGTGTCTTGCATTCCCTTTACCA